TTCAACCAGAGAGTTAAACCCTACTCCTGCTTGAATGTTCCCAGACGGACTTTCACCAGACAACAGAGCCTTAGTAACTTCCAGATCACGGTTTCCACGAGCCTGAGCACCCATCTTTTCGACTTCACGTTCATGGGTCAAACCAGAGACATCATTCTCAGTTTCGGTAAAGATCTTAGCAGCTTCTGCACGGGCTTTTGCAGCCTTGGCACGTTCTACTTCAATCTCAGCCTCCAGCTTGGCAATCTCCAGTTCCTTTTGTTTGACCTGAAGAGGATCAGGTTGAGGTTGGTAGTTACGGATACGATCTGCCAGATGAGGCATTCGTTTCAGATCTGCAATCTCAGCCACAATAGTTTGCATCAAGCCCGGATCCATATCAGGACCGACTGTTTGCATCATGAAACCAAGATCCTGAGCTTTCTGTTCGTCAACATTCGCAGTAGAAATGTCCACAATCAGATCGAACTTACCTTCCAGATCTTCCCGTTTTACCGAGATGTATTCTTCATTGGTGACTCGGATTACCTCTTCTTCCTCAAGGTAACGGGCATTCATGGAGATGATCTTTTCCCCAATCTGCTTCATACCTTTTGCAAGACGACGAAGTATACTCATCTCACGTGTTGCTGCAGCATCCAAGGCACCACGGATACCGGTTGCAACTTTACCGTAAGCTTCCCCAGAAACACCCCCAGAGAAAGACTTAACCCCAGTAAGCCCTTCTGCTTCTTGGTTTTGCATCATGAGTGTTTCATGAGCAGAGCGAGGAATTTCCGGGTACAGCATCTGCTGAATGGAGGTTCGGGGATCTCCGTTAGGGTTAAACTCAAAGTCTTCCCCATTAACAAAACGACGACGGTTTACCGGGTCCAAGAAACCCTTGGCATAACCAGTCTGAGCATTTGCAGAACGACCCAGAAGATCAATCGTACCCCGAGTAACTGCACCAATGATACGTTGGTTATCTTGAAGAAGTGAGGCGTCAGCTTCACCAAACACAGAACCAAGGATAGGCATGTAGTTGACGAGAACAAACGGAGGTTTCTGATCCGGGAAAGGGTTCTCAGACATCTGAATAATGGTGTCACCAATCCAAGTGACAACAATCGGAACCATCTCACCAGAGTTGTGAATATCGGACAAACCCCAATACTCATAAACCAGAACCTTACCTTTCTTGTTACCGGGACCAGTGGCCACAGTAGCAGGAGTATTGGAAGTGTGGTCTTGGTTTCCGAGCTGAGAGTTTACCTTGTTCTGGTCCCAAGAAACCTTATCAAGGTTCTTATAAATCCGACGTTTCCTTAGTTCACTTTCCGTAGCCTCATAGGTGTGGATCATGAACTGGGCTTCTTCCCACACACCATTGCACGACGGATCTACAAAGAGGTTCCGTACATCAACAATCTTCAGGGAAGGACGGTTCAGAACCACTTTCTCTTCCATTCGTTTGGTTACACCATTCTCTTGGGCTTTAACCAAAGTACGGAGTTCCATGGACTTCTCAGCAGATGCTTTGAGGTCATCAGGAAGAGAGTCATACTGAGGGTCTTGGGTCTGCAGAAGCTGAATAGCTTGTTGGAGTACCTGAGCCTCTTCAGGAGACTGTACAGGGTGGTAGACATAGTTGATCGTTTCAACCTCAGTCTTCTGTACTTTCCGTTCCCAACCAACACGAACAATAACAGTACCTTCATCGACAGTAGTACGCACATACCGGTCAATGAAGTCTACTTTGTCCAATTTGGTATCAAACTGCCAATTCAGCACCAACTCATTCTGACGAGCTTTAGGCTGATCCTCTCCTGTACGGGGAGTAACCTGAAACATTTTCTGGGAGTTCAGAAAAGGTTCTGACAGAGCAGGGTAACGCCATTCATTGTGTTTTCGGATCAGCTTAGGCTGAACCTTGGAACGTCCTGTTTTCTTGGATTTGTTACCACTCTCTGCACCAGAGGTGTTCCGAAGATTCAACCAACCTTCAACATTCGAACGTTGTTCGATGTTTTCTTGACGTGCGTCTTCCAGATCCTGTTTTAGCTCCAGAATTGTAGGTTCTTTTTCCCAATTCGTGAGCTTTGATTTATCAGGTTCTTGGGACAGATAGTTCACATCAGTCTCTAGGGGTGCTGCCCCTTCGTTTCGGTTATGAGGTGTATTGCGGTTTTCCATAGAGCAGGTACCTTAAATTGGGTCAGTACAGTTTTTGATTTCATGGGCTTCACACAAAGTATACAGCCGACCATTCACTGTGATGAGGCTTTCAGTATTCTTGATGTACCCCTCAGTCAAGTTTCCCACCGTGTGGTCTTGAACCAAGACAGGAGCAATGCCTTGGTAGGTTTGTTCAGGGATACCTTCAGAACCAGAGACAAAAATCTCACTGCATCCGCTCATCAATAGAGCGATGGAAAGCATCAAGCACGTTACCCACACTACGTGGCAAAGGCGTCGAATAATCAACATCAGGAACACTCCTTAGTTCAAGCAAAGCAGCTTGAGCTACTTTGCGGGTTTCATGTTCTCGGGCCAACTGTTCGGCCACAAGTTTGAGGTTTTCCTGAGCTTTCTGGCGTTCAGCTTCTAACTGAGAAACTTCTGCCTTCAGTTCAGAATTTCGGTCATACAGATACTTTGAGACCGCCCCCAAGGAAATGGAGACGGCCACAAGAGTACCTACGATGTAGGTCACTGGTTTCATAGAAAATCTTTCAGACGTTCTCGGAGAATATCTCCTGCTTGTTTAGCAGGAAGGAGTTTACTGAGGTCATCGGGAAGAACTCGAATATCCCACTTGCCTCGTTGTTTGATGCCAATATTAGGACCAACTTCAGCATGTGTCAGTGTGGTCCAAGGTGAAGGTTTGATGTCATACAGTTTGCAGTATTCTGCAGTACGTTTCAACATGCCATCAATACCTTCCCACGTAATCGGGAACTTTCCTGCATCAACTGTAGAACCAGAACAAGAAGCACCTGCCATACAGGCAATACCAATACCGATAGAACCAGTGTTAGCCATAAATGTGTGGGAGACACCAATACGGTTCCGGTAGGAGTATTCTGCCTGAAGCTGGGCAAGAGCACCACCATCATAGACATTCCCCATATGGTCTACACCGTCATTGTAATGGGCAAGAGAGGTTTTGGAGACAGCATACCCAGAAGCCATCCAGTGCCAATGGACACGGTTGATACCACTAGGATGGAAAAGATCTTCAACCTGATCAGCATCAAAGTATTCAAGAGCACATTTCACAGCATACTGTGTGTTGGGACCATTCATACCATCTACAGCAAGCAAAGGTTTTTTGTACTCAGACAGAAAGTCCAAAGAATTTAGACGGATCTGAAGGTCTCGTGTTGTTCGATTGTGCATGGGATTACTCTCTTGGTTTATTGTGGGGGAAGGCAGACTTCTACCCTCCCCTTTGGGATCTGTGTGGTTTGTGGAATTTGCTTGAAATTCGCATATGCCATGAAACACATCCATGACACGATAATCCACAAAGACCAATTGATGCGAACTTTATGCCCAACTACAAATCTGTAAGTCATTTCAATTACTCCGGCTCTTAATCCAAACATCAACAAACATGTTGATCCAGTCAGGCAGCTTCGTGATCAAGGCACGGAAGATATGTTCACCAGAGATAGCGAGCAGAATAACCAAAGGAATGGTTAGGTTATCGTCAGAGAGTACCTCAAACGAAGCTTGAAGAGGTACATGGCCTGAATAAGCACAAATGCACCCGGCGATAATCCCACCATAGGTTCGTTTTTTACGAAGACGACGAGACTTTTCAGTCTCATTATCTGGGATTGGTTCTTCTGACATGAGCCATTTGGCAAAAAGAGTCAGACAAATAAGAGCTGTGAGTTCCAGCTTGTCATAAAGATCGGTCATGCGAAACCCCTATCCTCAAACCGAGTATCTTCTTGGACCTCGGAGACATTGGAAGTGTTTCGTGTCTCGTCTTCACCCATATGACGAAGGTATGCCCCAAAGTAAGCATCGCCTTTTTGAGAGTGTTCTTGGCCATTCATGTGGCTGATATACAGAGAGGCCACAAAAAGCTGAAGGGCTGCTTCCAGATTAGGTGGGATTTTAATTACATCTGTCTCACCAACTTCAGGGTGTTTTGCTTGATAGCGGATACGTACCTTTTGGCCCAGTTCAGTCATCTTTGCAGAAGTGAACCGTAGGGTATCATAAGAGGGGGTCATAATGTGGCCGTTGGTATCCACATCATGGGTCCGCCCTTCTGCATCAAACACATCCAGAACACGTACAAAATCCCCAGTAAAAGGGGAAAGACCGCTGTCATCAAGATACGCAGCACCAGAAACCAAGGGATAGACATTCTGTCCCGGTACAAAGGTCAGATCCACATACTGTGTGATGATCGGCATTCGGCTAGAGATGTCAGTAAGACCTTGGTTGAGCAAACCAATAACGACATCCTTATATTCTTCACAGATCTCCCCAGACTGTGCATCTTCTACTGCGGAGGTGTTTTTGAGCTGGCCTTGTGCCAACCGTTTCATGATGTTCTTGACAGTGGTCATCGTAAATCCTTTCAGCAGACATAAGTATCAAGTTCTGTCTCGATCTCTGGCTCATACTCATGATTCCCCCAGACACCAGAGTCCTCAACCTGTGGTTTAACAGTAGAGGCCGGATCTTCTGGGTTTGGTTTCCAAGGGTTCATAATAGGCAGCATAGAAACAGTATCCAGACAGTCATCTTTTCCTTTGATACCATCTTTGGTTGCAAGAGCAATCTGCCCAAGGAACAGTTGCAGTTCTTTTGATCGTTTCATCTCTACAGGAAACTTCACTTTCCCTGCTTTGAATAGAGGAACAGCAAGGTTAAAGCGAGACAATTTGTCTGTAGTGGGGCGAATACCGGGCTTACCTTTGTCATGGGTCAAATTGAAGTAAGTACCTCGAACATCCATCTCCCTCATGATCCACTGGATGAACCCTCCTTGCTGGCCTGTAACTTCGATACCAACCCCTTGAGGCTGGTATTCGATACACAGCCGGAACAGATCATCCATAGTGTTATCCATGGTTTGACGTTCCACAACACCATCTACCCAATGCCAAACACCTTGCATGTCATAAGCCCACACAGAGATGACCGAGTAGTCAGCAGTCTGTTTAGAGGACGTTGCAAAGTCAGTAGTAATGTAGAAGTTCAGTTTGTCTTTCTGAGCCAGCAGAGCTTGTCGAGAGAACCAACCAATATCTTCGTCACGAACCAAACGACTCTCATCAGACGTAATCCGAAGCATAAGCTCCTGACGGAAGGACTTCTCCTTTCCTTCTTTCACGGCATCATCATACATCTCTTTGACGTAATCGTAGGTAAAGCGGTCTTCCCAAGCTCCTTTGAACTCATGCCGTTCACAAGGAAACTCCTGACACACCGGCCAAACGTTGACATCCCATGCACCACTCTCAATGGCAGCATAAACAATGTCCTCTTTGTTGAAGGGCGTCCCATTCAAGATCATCTTATGACGAGTAGGGTCCATCGCATACTGAACACCAGAGTAAACAGTATCTTTGATGGCTTCCATTGCTGTAGGTGATTTGCTGTCAGCATCTGAAACCAAGTCATCCATGATGGCTAGAACAGGACGACGGTTGAAGATCTTCGTACCACGGATACCTGATTTAGCACCGAACATCTTCACACCGAACTTACCCCCATTCCTGTTACGGAATTCCATATAGTTCTCAGTGATCCGTACCCCACTCTCAGGGATCCAATACTGAAGAAACTCAGAACTGTCATAACGGGAACGAATGCTCTCACGTGCAGACTTCACACCGTTGTCCATAGAGTCAGACACATACAACATTCCCGGAACTGACCCAAATCCGGGGATCCGGTTAAACACTGCAAGATACAGCGTCAGATACTCCATAAAGAGAGTGGTCTTCGCTGTACCACGAGCACAGAGATTGGCCACCTTCTTCTTACGGTTTGGGAGTTTATCCAACATAGCCAAGTGCATGACGGGAGTTTTGTTATCCTCTCCTCGTCCGTCATTCACCAGCTTAATGAAGTTCATATACTCCAGAGCAAATTTAGAAGGGACAAAGGATCCTGAGTTCAGGAAGTCAAAATCCACCTCATCAAGAAACTCGTCTACAGTTTTTTCAAGATTCAACATCCGGGGTAATATCCTTCATCGGAAGATGAGCCATATCACGAGCAGTAGCTTTACCGTCGATAATGTTTTGTCTCTGAAGTTCGGCCATTTCACCAAGACGTTTTTCCAGAGACTGCATACCATCATTCAACCCGATCTCTACCTTCAGCTCTGCTTTATGAGCTTCTGGTTTCTTCAAATGGGTCAGCAGAGAGTTAGCAGCTTCAACACGGACCTTACCACTTTCATTCACATCATTCATGATCTCGAATTGAGTATTCAGAGCATCTTGAAACATGTGTTGGTTGAGGATCCACGTAGGGATAATCGCTTGTTCCATTACTTTGTTGACCAGCTTGCCTTTATTGTAGGCAGTGACATACGAAGCAATGTCTTTGGGTGCTTTCCCGTCGGCTACCATCCTTTGATAACGAGCAGGGAATGTAGCTTTGTAAGCATCAAGATTGGAACGACCCATAACCTTATGAGTCACGTAGATCACAGCATGGACGTAATCCCCAAGCTTAAAACGACCTTCTTGAAGCACCTGAGAAAACGACACAAAGTTATCCCGGATGTATCGGGCTTCCTCTGGATCTTTTGAAAGAGCATTGAGCTGGTTCACCATGTCTTGGGTGATAAGGCCCTTCTGCCCTGCCGGAAGAGTATCCCGGACTTCAGTAAGGGTAAGCATTCTTCGATCCTTTTCAGATATAGGTATTCAAAATCCCTATAACTAAACCAAGACTAAAGAACAATCTTTGAAAAAAGGTACCCCAATTTCTCAGGGTACCTTTGGTTTCTTATGGTTAGCTGCGGGAGTCTACAGAAAGCATACCCGGCATACGACCTTTCAGACGGATACGGGAAACGTCAATGACATCCCCTGCCGAGCTGCTGGCACGCCATTCAAAGCGCACCGGGCGGTTGGCAAAATCCATCCCGGTTTTGGTGTTCGCGTTGCTGTAGAGCTCGACCCCCGCGCGCGCCTCCGCCCGGAACTCCACCGCCGAGAAATTCGCAACCCGGAACGAAACCACTCCTTTGAACGTGGTTTCAACGGCGTTTCCAAAGGTCCAGCGCAGACTGACCGAGCGGTCGTCGGTGACATCATCATCCGCGCCGTCTTGGTTGGTATCCACAGCCATGATGAGTTCCAGTGTAACATCCCCAGTAGTACCGGTTTTGACACCTTCAAACTCAAAATGAAGCTGCATATCTTTTTCAAAGACACCAGCTGGAATGACGAGTTCATCGTGGATCTCAGTTTCAGAAGTAGCACTTGCAGAAACCAGAGCAGTTTCATCCCAAGCCAAAACTTCAGCCATTACATGGTGCCAACCTTCAGTCATGTTATCCATGACGATTGCCCGGCCAGTGTTCTCAAAACGAAGAAGACGCTGGTTATCCGAGACAATAGAAGGACGCAGACCTGCAGCAGGATCGCCTTCAATACGAAGAACACCATTGCCAAAGTCATTGTGAGAAACCACACAAGCATCAGCTTCCGAACGGACACGCACAGCCTTGTGGGAACAGTTCACATGGAGACGGTTGCCACGGAAAGTGTTCTCGATGCCTTTGACATCCAGACCATAACGAGCCTCACCACGGAACAGGTTGTTCTCGATGATGTGGTTTTTCCCTTGGTCGTCCAGAGTAATAACCAGACCGGCTCCCGAAACAGAGACTTCGTTGTCTTTGAACACACAGTCCTGACCACCGGTGAACTTCAGGGCAGCATTACCTTGTTGAACATCACCAAGAGTGAAAATGCTGTCCGTCACAGAAATGAAGCGGCTAAACTCACCATCGTAACGGATAAGAGGTTCTTGGGCAGGCAGGGTCACACCTTCAGGCTCATGACGCCAAATATTCAGTTTACTGAAACGAGAATGTTTCGAGTGTCCAGCAACCTCAAAAGCACGAACCCAGAACGGAGATTCCCAGTTATCCACGGTGCAGTATTGCATCAGGTTCGAAGCAAAGCCGTACTTGTGGTAGTTGTCTTCTGTGGCTTCCACGACAACATTCTGAAGGTGGCACTTGTACCAACCCAGACGAGAAACATGGTGGCCCGAAGCAGATTTCAGACGAAGGTTACGAATAAAGATCCGGCTGACAACATGTCGAGCTGCAGAGCCATACAGACCAGCTTCACGAGTAGAGTTCACAGTAGACCACGAAACATCAGTGGCATACGCACCAGTTGCTGCATCATTTACATCAGCAATAGTACCTGCACCTGCTGCAATGGACTCATCAACAGGCATATCAAGGTAAATGCGGTTGCCCACGATACGGGAAACAACACGTACCTGGGTGCTGTTGTAATCACCGTTACCACCACCTTGACCGGCAACACCGTCACCAAAGGAACTGGTAGGAGTGTTTGTGGCTGTTGCATTCAGGAACACAATCTCGTTGCCTACAGCAGTCCAGCTAGTGGAACCGTTCTGTGCTTCGATAAAGACATCACCCGCAGCAACTGCATTCAGAGCAGTCCACGAATAGTCGTTATCGTCTTGAGTAGCGAAAGAACCAATCGAAAGAGAGTTCACAGCCAGAGACTCACCGGGAACCTCAGCACTCAGATTGTTTTCGATAGTACAACCATTGCCTTCCAGATTGACAGTGGAACGCATACAGGGAGGACGGTCAACAATCAGATGACCACCACCATCAAGAACCAGAGTAGAAGCAGGTTCGTGGTCGTAGAGATAGTCCAGTGCTTCTTGGAAACGAATTCGGTTGGTTTGGGCATCAGCAGGATTACCAGAGAAATCCACACCCCAAGCAGAAAGACGGAAGCCTACCCCATCCCGAATAACATTCAGACGAACACCACCTGCAGTCTCGATATTGTAAGCAGTGGCGATAACCGGAAGAACCCGGTAGGAATGCCCTTCTGCACGAGTCTGGATAACATCCCCGACGGCAACAGTACCCGGTTGACCAGCAGCATAGGTGAACCCCGTATCAGTACGGAGCGAAGCAGCATCAGCAGCACTCGGACCACCATAAGCAGAAGCCTGTTGTGCAGCCGTCTGAGCATCAGTAGCTGCTTGGGTTGCAGTCTGTGCAGCGGTGTTTGCTTGGGACATGTTCGATTTGAAGTAGTTATACAGATCAAAAGATCCTGCCTCCAAACCATCACGAGTAATATCCAGCTGAGACAGCTTGTACGGGCCTTCCCCAGATACCGACACAGAACCCAGATACTCTTTACGAACCTCTTTCGAAGGCAGCCCATAAAGTACATGGATCTTGTACGAGAACTTCACATGGTTCTCTGTGTTTGTGGCAACGTCTACGGAGAAGTTACCCAGATCATCAATGGGTGCTCGGAAGGGACCAGAAACGAAAACAGCCTCGTCTGTCTGTTTGTCCCAGTCCACCAGTTCAAACTCAATCGCAGCCTTATAAGGTGCAACTACGTTTGGAAGGAAGATCGGCCCAGTGATTTGAGTCGTAGCAATGGTCATATGTAAGACCTCCTAGGTTGATATGATAGGTTTGGCTACTATGTGTCACACCTTTGCGTCAAGGCGTATAAGTCCCCGGATTTTCGACGAACAAAGCCCGCTTTGTGAGGAGCCGTCGCAGGGGTCTTCGACACCCTACTCCTTCGGCCTTCGGCCTCAGAATATTTCTATCCTTTCCCCGGATACTCGAAGGTGGCTACGAATTATGAGAATGATGAGGTTAAGAAATGGACGCCAGTCCATTTCGTACCGAAGAGTTCGAATAAATCGGAGACATCTGAGCAGTACCTTTCTTTTGTGATTTTCCTAAACCAAAGAAAGAAATCGTATGACCAAACATGTACTGAGACACAAAGAGACTGGGCGTTATCTTGGTCCTAAATCAAAAATCCGTTGGCGGAAACACAAAGCATCTCTCAATGAGATCACAGTGACAGACCTCGATAAAGCACGGGTATTCTCCACACTCTCTGCAGCACACAACTGTGACTTCATTGCCAAGGATGTGGACACCTCTGTCTTCTACAAGAACCGAACCCATACCGGCCCCAATTTCGAATACGAAGCTGTCCCAGTCGTTCTGGTTCTCAAATGAGCAAGACTCTTATGATCCCGTTGTTGGAGAAGGCCACACCTTTCGCTTGGCAAGTCCCTGATCAAACCTATGAAAAGTTCAAGGAATGGCAGCATTGTGTGGTCAACCCACAACTCTGGTCCCACCTTCAACCAGAAATAGAAGCACATGCCCAAAGTGTCGTAGAAAGTTTCTTTGCCTCTATTGAAAAATGGAAGACTGAAACCAGAGAAGAAATCTCCATCTACGAACGTCTTGAAGAAGCCCGAAACCAAGCAAAGGAGGTCTTCGCATGATGATAGAAATGTCAACAGATACTGTTGAACGACTCCAAAAGCTTCTGGAAACTTTGGACAATGTTCTCTCTCTTCATGAAGATGCTGGGGTCTTTTATGATTTAGATGAGATTATTGAACCATGGACTCCCTCTGACCAAGAAACCTTAGACGATCCTGTTCAAATATCTTGTCCCGAATTTACCGTAGGTACTTTGAAAGAAGCCCGTATCCTCAAAGAAAACCTTAAACTCTGAAGGTAGCTCACTCTAATAACCTTTAGACCCATTGGAAAATTGGCTATTTTCGCGAATGGGACCAATCCCATATACCCAAAATTATGCAAAATTTTTTGGAAAAAAATGAATATGATACTGACAGGGGGTAGGTCTTTCACCTTGTCCCTACACTTAGGGCAACCTACCCCCCCCCGGTCTTCTTATCTCTCTCATTTATACCCCCCATCATTTACACACGCTACACTCCCACACAACACTGTTACACTTATCGTCGCTTCGCTCCTCTTGGATACATCAACATCTACTCAGGAGCACACTATCATGTCCATCATCAACGCACTGTCCAAGTCCATCGTCTCTGCACTCACCACTGTCACCGATGTGGCTGATACAGCAGGAAAAGCTGTCTCTATTGGTACCCAATATGTGGACCATAGGGCAAAGAAGTTCACCATCGTAGATCAACTTGCAGTTCGTACTGCCACAGCTGAAGACCTCGCTGACCTGTCTGCAAGACTGGATAACAACGAGAAAGCAAAAGAACACTTCATCGCTCTCGAAGATATGTTCAACTAAACAACTTCCTCTTCCCAAATGGGGAGAGGATACCTCAGCTCTACATAGACTGCTTCTGAACCCATACTGAAACCTGACCTTCTCCATAGGACTACCTCATGAAACTCATCTGCGTACTGATCTGTTTGATTCTCCTCGGCCTCATGACTGGTATCTCACTCTTCGTGTGGAACCATATTTACGAAGTCTTCATGGTTCTCATCCTCACCATCCTCATGGTGGGAATCTATCGTACCTTCAAAGAAGGTATCGACTACTACAATCGTAACTCTTAACCTTATCTGGTTAAGAGAACAAAACGTGTACAAAAACCTGTTTTGAGTCCTAGAGTTCTCCCTTCAAATCTAAGTTGGGTGAGCTTCGGTCTCCAAATGGAGAGGGACATGCTTCGCATGTCTTGGGAATAATCCCATTTCACATGATACAACTGAAGGAATAATATCATGGGCGTACAACTCGTTAGCAACAACCGCAACAACAACTCCAACCGTCGTAGTGGCAACAGCCGCAATGATCAGCCGTCGGAATTCGAAGGCATCTGGCTGAACATCGGTGTCATGACCGGTGACGAAAATGATCCTGAGAACCAACGCTTCCTGCGTCTGCCTCGTGGTGTCGCAATCGAAGATCTGCAGACTCGTCGTGTTTATGACACGATGGATCCTGACTTCGCAGAAGACGTTCATACCACCAACAACCTGATCAAGACTCTGCAAGAACTGGGTCTGGAACTGGAAGAAGGCGAATCGATGAATCTGAACCTGAGCGTCCAGATCTATCGTCGTCAGGAAGCACAGGAAGATGCTGGTCCGACCAAGGAAGACCGCAAAGCTCTGCGTGCTGCACTGCTGGCATAACTGAAAACAACCTGAACTCTGGGGAAACTCGGAGTTCAGGCTTTTTGGAAGAGATAGACCTCATCTTGCGAGTCTAGAAACCTCTTCTTTTTGCTTCGCAACAGATAGAACTTTCAATTTGATGACTTAATCCTGAAAGTTCGAAATCAATCAACATTTGGCTAAAACACAACTGGGGTCTAACCTATGGAAATCGTACAAGCTGCAGATATGACTGAAACCCAGAAAAATCTGGAACTTCTGTTTAACAAGAACCAACTAATTCCTGTACTTCGTGAGCAATTTCAAGAAGTTACTGAGGATCCATTCGAAGTTGATGTACTGGTACAAATCTATCTGCACAAGCAAGCTGATGTTGCAACTATGGTTGGTATCTTCACTCCTAAGTGGGGGAAACCACAAGACGTAGCAGACATGCTGCTGGAATGTGCTGAGAAAGATCTGTTGGACTTTGCTGCTGACAAAGGTGTCTTCTCACTGAAATATGCTGTGTCTGAAGACGTGGAAGTGATGTTGGCACGTTATCAATATCCTCTGCCGATGATTACCAAACCAAAGGAGATCTACAGCAACAAAGGTGCTGCATCTTGTACTGGGTATGAGACAATCAAAGCTCCTCTGGTGCTGAATGGATCTGATGTCTTTGATGGAATGGACATCTGTGTTGATCACCTGAACCGAGCAAATGCTGTTGCTCTGAGTTTGGATATGGATGTGCTGGCAACACCAGAGGGAAAACCTCTGATGCCCAAACGAAAACAGGGTGAAGAGTATGCTGATTACCTGAAGCGTAAACGTCAGGCAGAAACATTCTATGGTGTCAGTGAAGAAGTCATGAATGGACTGCTGGCATTTGGGAATGAACTGTACCTGACTCATAAATATGATCGTCGTGGACGGACATATGCCAGTGGTTATCATGTGAATACGCAAGGCACAGACTGGAACAAAGCTGTGCTGGAACTAGCAAACAAAGAGGTAGTGGAATGAGTGATTTTACTGCAGGCGTTCTTTGTGGTTTTACCACATTCCTTGTAATTCTTTCGTTGGTGTCATTGCTATGATCTTCTGGAACCAACAGCCCATCAACTACAACGAAAACCCTGACCCAATGGAGATGAATAGGTTTGCACAACATGTTCTGATTCTTGGTGCCCAATACAGAGGAGAAATCCCAAATGAGTAAGCAAAGCATCTCTTTGGAGTGGAAAGAAATCGAGTTTTGGTGGGATAGGTACTATCGCAAATGTGTAAGATCTGGTTGGGGAGTAGAAATACAAGAAACCTCCAAACTGAAGAATATCCCGAAAGATCTGAAATGCTGCTTTGAACGGCATGAAGGTTCTCAATACCCTCTGACCTACGAACAAGGAAAGTTCTTCTTTGTTACTTGGCAAGAATGGGACAGGACTCTTCATGAAATCAAACCCGGAGATTGGATTGTAGAGACAGCTGATTTCGATGTCTTGCACATATCAAAACAAAAGCTAATTGCCTCAAAAACCCTCGAAAGTTAGGATTTTTAATGTCGGAAATCACTATGGCTCTAGAAGAGTTGGCTGATCTGATTAGACCTTCATACGCAGCCAACAACGAAGCTCATGCTATCAAACTGCTTATGGCACTTTCTGGTGCCTCATTTGCAGATTGTGAAGACTTCTATGAAGGTACTCTCGTTCCTTTCTTCAAAGGAGAAGTAAGCACAAGGAATATAAAATCCTACTTTGATTTGGATGAAGAACGTAAGAACACATCTAAGGAGGCTGTAGAAACAGACATTCCTCCTATGTTCTTGGTTGGTCACACATACCTTCAACTAAATGGATCACCTGTGACGATCATTGGCAAAACCAATGACAACACAGAGTCTGAGACTGTTTACAGCATTGATTCCAATGGAAACACTATCCATCGTTACAACCGTCGTGACTTTGGTCGTGTGACTGGAACAGATCACAACAACCCTGATCCTCGCAACCTCATCCCTCTGGAGAAATAATATGAGACTGTTTAACGGAACCAGAGAAAGAATGTTCGCACAGGCTCGGAACCTAAATCCGAGCTTGGGAGATCCTTTCCAAAATCCTGTGGATCTTACTGTGAAAGACTTGGCTGAAGAAGCAAGGCGTGTTGAGATCCTGAAGAAGCAGATGGATGATTATCTGCTTACATTCAATGCCTTGCTGGAGGGTAAGTAATGCCCAAGCGATTCAAACTCTGGCTTGCAAAGAAGCTGCTTCGTGAATTGACTGAACTGGGTGTCCCTCCTGAAGTGTTCTTCGAACCAATGTCGAAGGGATACCACGAGTGCTACTACGAGGATAACCTCGCAAACCGTTACTGGTTCATGAAAGAAGGGTTGGACAACACTCCTTCGTTCCAAGGGTATGTGAATGGTTGGCTCCGTAATGGATCCTACGGTCACTTCAAATCGACACGAGGAAATCCAGATGTCTCACCTAACACCCCGTAAAACTGGTCGAACAAGGCTGAAACCTCTGACCATTGGTATGTGGTGGTGGAAGCGAACTGTTCTGATCCACCAGACAGAGTTCAAAGGCTTCGTACCAGAATACTGTAGTGGGATGGTCGGTGGATTCACCAAATGCTGGTGGGCCGATACTAAACCAGAATGGAGAATGGAGTTGGATGGGGCAGTACCTGAAGACACTTAAATCAGCAGCACATGCACGGAATTATGGTGCATCTGAACTCATGCTGGCCACAATGACTGGCCAGTATCCTCCTCCTCACAAAGCTATGGATGAATTCTATGAAAACCCTGAAGATCGACGAGAAATGGTCAGTCCAGTACGACGAGACCAACAACGACAAACCGATTTTGATCCTTCGCTATGGATCTGAAGCAGGCAAGTTCCATTCGGAAATGCAGAACTGGATCATTGCTATGTTCTACGCTCTGCTGGAGAAAACCAAAGAGCCTGAGACACAGGTGACTGAGGAAGTGGTAAATGGTCCTCGTGAAGAACTGACTACTCTTGAAGACATCGAAAGCTTCGCATGGGCTGCTTCCCTTAAAAAGAGTGCCAACGTGTTCGGTGCATTCATGCACTGCAAAAAGACGATGAATGCTGCAGAGATCCTTGCGAAATGCTGGAAGGATGATCTGTTCCCTGACTTCTACCAAGGTCTGAGTCTTGGTCGTCCACTGATCACCAACAGTGAGCTGATTGAGGTAGCTAAAGAGAATGTCATCCTGAAACGGTGGATCTGTCTGAAATGGTCTGCAGAATCGTCCAAGGTAGTCAACCGTACTCTGCACAATGCAGAGCTGCGAGCAATGGTGAATGAACTGGCTAAGTTGGAACGTAAGAATGCTAAACAGACAAAACCTGCTGTTTCAAAGGGAAGCTGAGACTCTCGTTTCTCTGCTGGTTCCAAAATACGCTCAGGCTGCCACCATCAAAAAAGATGGTGGTGGTTACTGGATTAACGTCCAATGGAATTGTGGTGTGACAGCACCGCTAACGACGAATGAAGCCTTACAAGCACAAGGGAAAGCCCCAAAATGACTTACCACTCTCGTACTCGTCGAACCACAAACAAACGTATGGTGCCTTTCAGAGGGAGGTTTCTGGAAGGGAAAGAACATAAGATCCCTTACCTCACCTCTTACAAGAGTGAATCTATCGACCCTGTGACTGGGAAGTACCATGGTTATCGCCATGCAGGAGGGGTTATGCGTCACCTGAAGAAACGAGCACGCCAAACAAACAAAGCTTTGATCGCAGATGCTCTTTTAGAGTTTGAAGACCAAACACCATGTAACTGGTGTGGCTCCGATGACTGTGACAACCCTATAGCTTGTCGTCAGGAAGAAGAAAACTGTCACGATTTCGATCAATGGGTTTACGACAATTGGGAACGTGAGTTCCATGAGGAATACATTGAAGAAGAGGATGACGATCCTTACTTTCTTGATCCCTATCTCGATGACTACAATCTCGACTGGAAATACTGACTTAACTTCGTAACCCAACCCACTGAAACCAAACGAAAAAACCTAACCAGAAGGACTACCAAAATGTCCACTTTCCAGACCCTGACCGGCAAAGAATACCTGATGGCTGACATCGCGTGCAAACACGACAAAGCCTGTGAGAAGTTCCAGTGGGACGAACGTATTGCACACTTCCACACTCTGAACCTCGACGACAGCCGGATCTACAAACAGGCGTCTAACCCTATTGGTCTGCGTGCAGCAATTCTGGCTTACCAGAAGACCCTGCGTAACGAAGCAACTGGTTACATGATCTCTCTGGATGCTGCATCCTCGGGTATGCAACTACTGTCCATTCTGATTGGCTGCCCTGTGAGCTTCAAGCTGTGTGGTGGTGATGACAGCATTCTGGACAGCTATGCTCGTATCTATGAGTCCATGGATGTGGGTTCTACCCTGACACGTAAGTCGGTGAAGTCGGCAATCATGACTGCACTGTATGGCTCTACAGCTACTCCTGAAGCTGTGTTTGGTTCCAACATCGACCTGTTCTATGAAACCATGGAAACAATGGCACCGGGTGCTTGGCAACTGAACATGGCTCTGCAAGACCTGTGGACCCATGTGAAGGGCAACACCTATGATTGGGTACTGCCAGACAACTTCTATGCTTGTATTGAAACCAAGGACAAAGAAGTGGAGACTGTTGAACTCTTGGGTCAAAAGCATGACATCGTTATGACTGTGGATGCTCGTCCTATGTTCCACAAAGGTCTGGGTCCGAACCTGATTCACTCTGTGGATGGTATGATTGTACGGGAAATGTATCGTCGCTGTATGTTCGACAAGAACCGTATCAATGAGATCCTGAACATCATCAATGGCACAGAAGCATTCCGTTTCGGTAAGAAACGTGCTGAAGAAGCCAAAGAAGCAGTGACAATCCTCTGGAACCACTACAAAGAGACTGGCTTCCTGTCTGTACGTATCCTCGACTACATCGACAGTGATACCATCACCATGGTTGATGAACTGGTCATCGCTAAGATGGTCAACTCTTTGCCTGCAAAGGCATTCGATGTGGTTGCAGTTCATGACTGTTTCCGCTGCCACCCGAACTACGGCAACGACCTGCGTATCCAGTACAACACCATTATTGCAGATCTGAACGACAGCAACCTGCTGAAGTTCCTTGCATCTCAGGTGGTGGGACGTAACGTGAATGGCCGTAAGATCGGTAAGATCGACCGTGAGCATATCATGCAAGCGAACTACCTGATCGGTTAAAACAAAATATCCCCAGCTTCCAAATAGGAGGCTGGGGATATTTTTTTGACCAAACCCATCAAACGACGAGAAGAGCACCATGACCAAGCAATACTCGTCTAGCATTATTTAAACCAAAGACACAAGAACTGTTTCTTTTTCTCTTTGGTTTTTCATTTCAACTCTAGCGAGGATATAAACTAATGACCTCCAAGGTACTCCAACTCACTCCCAGTGAAACTTACGAATTCGTTGTTGAAGCTCTGGCATGTCGTCAGATTCCTTACATTGCTGGAAAACCCGGCATTGGTAAGTCAGACATTGTTAAACAGGTGGCAAAAGATTCTGGAGCTGTTCTGATTGACATCCGATTGTCTCAGATGCTGCCAGAAGATCTTACTGGTTTGCCTGAGAAAGACCCGAAGACAGGCAAAGCAACCTATGTGCCTTTCGATCTGTTCCCTGTTGAAGGGGATGTTGTACCGGATGGGTACAACGGCTGGATTGTCTTTTTTGACGAACTGTCCTCTGCTTCTGAAGAAGTTATGGCTGCGATCTACAAGGTCTTCCTTGACCGTATGGTAGGCCAGCACAAACTCCACCCGAAGGTGATGATCATCGCTGCTGGGAACCGTGCAACGGACAGTGCTATTGCCCGTGAACTGCCTGATACCCTGCTGACTCGTATGCTCCCCATTGAGATGAAGTCTCATGCAAAAGACTGGCTTCTGTGGGCTGACGGTGTAAGCTTCAAAAACCAAGCAGTCATTGATTTCATCAAGAAGAACCAGACAATGCTCAACTCTTCTCTCGATCCCAAAGATCGTGGGGAGCTGGAAAACACTGCATGTCCTCGTGGCTGGGCTAAAGTTATGGTCCACATGAATCGTCATGAGAAACGTGCTCAAGCCAAGGCAAAAGATGCTGTGGATTCCTCTGGTTTGCCGATGGAATCGAACAAGGTTTCCGGTGCTTCTGAGCAAATCTCTACCCTCACATATAACCTAATGGCTGCTGCCGTTGGTCATATGAGTGCTCGTGCATTCCGTGAGGAGTATGATGAAAGCATCAAGCTGCCTTATCCGTGGGAAGTGGCTCAGGCTCCTTCGTCTACCCGTATCCCCACTACAACTGCCGGTAAGGTCAACCTCACTGCCTCTTTGGCAGAATACTTCTTGGAAAGCCCTGAGAACACTCGTGAGAACGTACTGTCCTACATGAATCGTATGGGTGGGGATCACAGCCCTGTGTTTGTGGAAATGCTGAAAGAAGGTTTGGGGGCTACACCCTCTGACCTGAAGTTGATCGAAACCGTGTGCAAACGGCTGAACGTAACTTCGATTCCTGATGTCGCCGGAGAGGTCGACAAAGAGTTCCCTTTTTAACTCAACCCCAATTCATCGGGAAAACCCTCTCTGGTCGGCTATCAAAAATGCGACCTAACCCTTTCAAAGGAAAAGGAGTGTGATAAGATGTCTGTTTCTCAAACCCTAACTGAAGAGTTTCTCGGAGATGGCCTCGCTAAAGCAGCAGAGTTGTATGAGATCGTTGATGAAATGCTCCAAGTGGACAAACGGTTTGTTGGCATGTCCAAATATGTGGCAAACGTAAAGATGTTCTGGACGTATGCTGTACCAACAGCTGCAGCTGCTACTGGACATCTTTTCTTCAATCCGAAGTTCTGGGACAGCCTTCCTACTGAAACCAGAAAGACAGTGGTTGCTCATGAGATCTGGCACCTTCTTCTTCGTCACAGTGACAGGGGAGAAGGGATGGATCGGGAAACCTACAACATTGCTGCAGACCATGTGATTAACCTTGGTCTGGAGGAAGAAGGGTTTACCTTCGATGGGACAACTCCCTGTAAAGATGCCAAATACAAAGGCAAATCTACAGAAGAGATCTACTCCATCATCTACGCCAAAAAGAAAAAGAACCCTGATAATCCTGAAACCAAAGGACAACCTCATCCTTCTCCTGATGAACTGGAAGATCTAGTGAAACAGGCGATTGAGGGTTCTGGTAAAGACATTCAGCAAGTTGCTGATCAAGATGCCAAAGAAGCCGATGATGCTGTTGGTAAAGGGATCGGCACCTGTGCTGGAGGTGAGAACCTTATTTTGGTGGCCGACAGCCAGAAGGTGTTTATCAAGGAAGCAACCTACCACGAGATCTTTGAGGACTATCTGATTGATCCTCTGAGTGGTGGTAAACGCACCTTCCTTCGCCCTTCTCGTCGTCAACAACCCGGAGGAATGAGGCTTCCGGGAAGGTTCAAAAAACGAGGCAAACACAATCGTTTGACTCACTTGGTTTATGCTCTTGATGTGTCTGGTTCTATTTCCAAAGCCCAAGCACAGCAGTTTCAGCGTTCTGCCAAGACGTTGAAAGAAACCTTGAACCCTGAACGCATGACAGTGATCCTTTGGGATACACGTATTGTGTTCGAAAAGACCTTCACCGATACCGAACCTTATACAGACATTCGTGTTCGTGCTGGTGGAGGTACTAACCTCAAACCTGTGTTCGAACGTGTAGCTCAAATCAACCCAGAAGCTCTAGTCATCTTCACTGACCTTTGTGTTAATATGCCTCCCAAACCTGCTTGGGACATTATCTGGTTGGTTACTGACAACACTCACAACGCATCAAACGTAACTTACGGGGATGTCTATCGAGTTCCCAAGGAGGAGAATCCATGATCATCAACGGTGATGCTTTGCTTAAAGCAAACCCTATCGTTGGAATGGCAACCAATAAAAAGAGAGTCCATGGTTTGAGCTATGGTCTTTCTGAAGTTGGGTATGACATCCGAACCAAACAGGAAATCATCTTCAGCCCTCCTCAGTTCCGGCCCATGAACTCTATGCAAGCTTTTGGGTGGACAACTGTAGATGGTCACACAAAGGTTGGTCGTACTGCTCTGGCTTCAACTGTGGAAGAGTTCCAAATGCCCAACAATCTGTGGGGCGAGATGCGGAACAAATCTACACTGGCCCGTCAATTCGTGGATGCTGCCATCGGCACAGACATTGAACCGGGTTGGGCAGGTTTCCTGACCCTTGAACTGATCTTCAACGGCCAAGAGAAAATCATCATCCCTGCTGGTTCTCCGATTGCAAAAGTGGTTTTCCACGAAATTGCTGAACCAGCAAAGTATGATGGTAAGTATCAGAACCAAGAAGACAAACCTGTGGAGGCTCGGTTCTCATGACCATCCTTTCCACTCACATATTTGCAGCAGTGGCTCTTGCTGCAAATATCTTCGTCTTCCTGATGATTTTATCCATGGAAGGTGACATCAAAAGTCTGAGGTTTAAAAACGACAACTTCAATAACCATCTTCGTCGTTGTCAGAACTACATGAAGGTAATCTTTTATGTCATCGTGATAGGAATCATCAGCCACATTGCTCTCTTCAAATCTGAGAGCTTCACCATTGAAGTTTATCCCAAGGAGGATCAACCAAGTGTCTACGAAACATAAACCCCGTATCCTGATCATCGGTCATGGCCGACATGGTAAGGACACAGCAGCAGAACTGCTGCAAGAACTGGCAGAGCTGAACTTCATCAGTTCGTCTCAGTTTGCTCTGGAACGTGCTGTCTGGCCTATGTGGGGCAAAGAACGGTACTCGTCTCTGGAAGAGTGCTTTGAAGATCGTCATAACCACCGTGATGTGTGGAAAGGGTTGATCAAAGCCTACAACACCCCGAACCTGAACCGGATCCACGAAGAAATGTTCGCAGATGGATACAACATGTATGTCGGTATGCGTGATCGTAACGAGTTCTTGGCTGCCACAGAAAACGGTGTATTTGACGTTGTGGTTTGGATTGATCGTTCCAAACATCTACCACCTGAAGACGAGTCGTCGATGGAACTGAATGCTGAAGATGCTGACATCATCGTGGACAACAACCAAGACGTTGAACATCTTCGTAATGGTCTCAAAAATCTGTGTCAGCATATGGAAAGAGGAGGTTTCGATATGGGTCAAGAAGAAACCAAAGTAGAGCAGGTTGACCTGTCTGTGGTTCCTGAAGGTGCCACCAAACTGCTGGACCACGGTTACATCGTCCTGACCGACAAAGGCGGCTCGGACGAGAAGATCGCAGAGGCTGCACGTCAGTCCTATGGCCAAGGGACCAAAACAGTCCGTTCTGGTGAAGGTCTGATCCGGTATCTGGTGACGAACCACCATACCAGCCCTCTGGAGATGGGGAACCTGACCTTCCAAATGCGTCTGCCTATCTTCATTATGCGACAGCTCGTCCGTCAACGGACTGCCAAACTGAATGAATACTCTGGCCGGTACTCGGTGATGCCAGAACTGTTCTACGTACCTGAGACCTCTGAGATCTGCCTGCAACATGCCACCAACAAGCAGGGATCTGGTGAGCCTCTGGACATTGAACATGCTGAAATGATCCAACATACTATCCGCATTCAAAGCGAAGAGGCTTTTGTCACATATCGTCGTCTGCTGGAAAATGGTGTCTCTCGTGAGACTGCCCGGATCATCCTGCCTCTGAACACCTACACAGTTGTGACATGGCAAATGGACATGAACAACCTGTTGAAATTCCTGTACCTGCGGGATGATGAGCACGCACAGTGGGAGATTCAAGTCTACGCACGTGAGATTGCAAAGTTCGTGGAACAGGAATTCCCCCATGTCTATGCAGCTTACATGCGTCAACGAAGTCGTATCAGTCTGACTGCAGATCAGGTCTTTGCTCTGTTGGCCGGAGTTACTGACCACCTGCCCAAAGGTGAAGCAGCTCAGATCGAAAAGATCTGGCTGGATTACTCCAACCGGGTAGCCCAAGAAATTTAGGCTGAGTAGTCAAGCTTAAAAATCCATGGTAGGGGACGGGTAATAATCCTTCCCCTATCTGGAGGCCAACATGCCCCTTATTACTGACCCTGATAACCTGAACCAAGGAACAGAAGTTGTCTTCGATACTGCTGCCAAAACTATTGGTCTAGCGGTTGCAGGCAACCTATCCAATGATGGTGTAACCCTGAAAGCTCTCTACTCGTTCTGTAAAGAAGAGTGGAAAGATGATGCAAATCTTATCAAATTCCCCTTCCCATTTATTCCGATTACGGATGAAAGTTTTGAACTGGTAGAAGGTTGGGATTTTCTCGACACTGCCTCTGAAAGCTTGATCCGTACTGCAGGATGGCGAGTAGTAAACACCTCTGGTGTTGTTACCCGTATCCGGGCAGGGATCATTTCTCTTGGTGCTGTGGAAGGTGATGATGCCCCTTACCTGAATATGGAAGGGCCTGTCTCACCTGAGTACCTTACAACCACTTTTAACGGTCCTGTGAACGAGAGCTTTCTGGTTTATGCCGACCCTGCTGGGACTTCTGATCCCACCATCAATCGTCGAAATGACGCAGCACTGTATGTGCGTGAACAAGGTCAGCTTTATAGCTCAGCTTCTTTGTCCAGCATTGGTGCCTCAAACCTTGCTGCACAGGTTTACCGGTTCCCTTTGAATACTGGTCCTGACCTGAAAATCACTCACAGTGACGCACAGATCGACGCTGACGCCCCTTACACAGGGATGTCAATCATCTACCATACTGTTGCCCAAGACATCGACATTGGCGGTACCAACCGTCAGTTTGGTATCACTATTGATGCTAACAACGGCACGGCAGAACAAGTGTACGAGTTTGTACAACGCCAGCTCCGTCGAACAACCACTATTGGTGTTGGGAACCCTGACCAAGGTGTAATCTCTGATGAGCTTCTGGAGTTTGTCGGTGACAACCTTAAAACCAAACAAGCAAAGAACCCTGCTGGGGGTGGTACGGGAGTGTATATCACTAACTTTCAAACTGCTGACGTGAACCGTCTAACCTTTGTAGATAATGGAGGGACTGAACGGATCTTCCCATTCTCTGCTGCTCTGACGCTGAACTTCAACCCCAACCTTCGGAACGATGCTTCTGCAATCTACAGGGTATTTTACTCTACTGGTTTCGCATCTGCTGGGGCAGTTCTGGTTCAGGACGGTACAGGCTCAGATATGGCTGGAGATGTGCTTGGCCAATCGTCTGTCACGCTCACCTTTGCTTACGATACTAACAACGACAATGGTCGTACTCCGGGTACTCCTGTGCCGGTAACTGTTGTCGCAATTGGTCTGGAAACAGGTCAGTATGTTCTTGCAGAAGGGGTGATTAACCGTTCTGCATCCAATGCTGTATCTCTTGTTGCTCCGCTGGAACGGAACTACGAGAACGAATAAACCAAACAAGGGAGTTCCATCATGGCTGATTTTTATATTAACACTGATGAAACGATCAGTGCTGCAGTTAGCAGAGGTCTTTCAGACCAAGACCGTATCATTATTAACTCTGGGGCTGTTCTAACTATAGACCAAACACCTACTATCCTTTTTGGTCGGGTCAACATCAACGAAGGTGAATTGCTCCTTGATGGAGCAAATGCTAGTAACCCTATTGTAATTGTTGGTGCGGAACAAAAAGAAATCAATGTAAACGGTGCAGGTGTTTTGCGTTCCACATTAGGTTGGTGGGAGTTTCCCACCACAGGAGATGGCACTGTAAATCAAACCTTTGATTGTAGTACCTATTTCTCTTCCTCTGGTTCAGCTATCTCTGCAGACGTTATCAACGGTGTCTGGGTAGAGACTGGTCGTAGAATCAACTACAACAGTGGATCTGGTATCGCACCTCTGGAGGGAGACTGGGTGTTCAAGTCTTCTGATACTGATGTGATGGGGCGTATTGTGTCTGTGGTTGGTACAGAGACTTCTGGGTATATGGTGGTTCGTTTCCTCACAGGTTCTTTGGCAGATGGAGATCAGATTGAACTCCACACCATCCAAGATAACAAAGGCCCAGACTATCAAAAGTCTTGGTTCGGTAATGTTGTTGGTGCCGATGTCTTGGAACCTGATGTGTTCCAAGAATTTGGTAACTGCTTTCAGAACAATACTGATTACCTTTCTCAAGCTGGATCAGGTATGGCAGGGTTCGTCTTCTCCAACCCTTTCCAGAGCAACACCCTGACCTTCGGAGATGGAACCAACGGCTTCATTGTGCCAAATGGTGCTCGTGTGAAGATGCCTATGGTACATATCGCAACAGCTACTGCTGTTGACTATGCTGCTGGGAATAGTTCTTGGATTACCGGACTACATAATACTTATGAGATCGAAACAGCAAATGGTGGTGATTGTTTTTTGTCTGGTGTTTCAATTGGTTCTGCTCATTGGGAGGATAACTTAGGCAACGAATTTCAAGCCAGTTATTGTACTGCTCACAGTGGTTTTGGAGTTTATGGTGCCCTTCAAAGAGCTACTTATGATCATTGTATCTTTGTATATGCAGCTGTTGGGGTTGTAAGTCCTGCCTCCCAATCTATTCCAGCAATTGTTGATATGATTAATGGAGCAGACGTGAGAGATTGTCTTGGGGTGTATTTTTCCAGCGCAAACCTTACTAATCAATTTGGTGGACAAACCTCCTCAAAGGTCAATTTGGAAAGAATCATCCAAATTGCAGGCAATTCATCTCATGAGTTTGAGATGATCCGTGTGACTGATTTTACCGCCCATGATGTTGTAATCATTGGTTCTCCGATGCAGTTCACTACCTCTACCAAAGGAAAAGTCACGCTTCTGAAGACTCAGCGTGACATCCTTGGGAACGTGTCAGGTTCTGACCAAATTATCATTACGAACAGCTCAACGGATGTAGTGATTGAAGGGTGGGAGATTATTCAAGGATCCTGTCCTGATGACACAAAGTACACTGTCATTGACAGCAGTAACCTGAAGGTTCGTGGGTTCCATTTCATTGATGACAAGTTCAACAATGACCAAGGAGCCAAAGGTGAAGGTGAGGAGTTTGCCTCTGTTAACGGGTTCTGTTCTGACATTGAGATTGCTCGTTGTTGGCAGGACAATGGTACTCCTGATGAGTTCATCTTTGTAACTGCAGGTACGGTAAAGAACCTGTCTGTTCTTAACAGCTCTAGCCTGTATTCTGGAGAAGTTGAGCCAGACGGGATCAACACCTCTTTCCGAGGCCTACATGGTGGTTCTGGGCGGCTAGGAGCTACCTCTGGTCTTGAAACAGACTTCCCCGGTACTTCTGGTGCTCAGTTTGGGGATCTGTTTGAATCAGACACCACTGGATACATCTACTATCGGAATACTCCGGGAACTCTAGAAAACCCTATTAACATCCTCGCAGGAAACCCACGCTTCACCAAAGATGGTGATGTGGATGTAAAAGCAGGAGACCAATGGGAAGTGGACATGGGATATGTGGCTTTGGGTCATACCTCTTTCACAGGAGTGATTACCACTACCCGAAACGGTACCCAAGCCAATGAGGGAGTTGACGTTTGGACTGGTGTGGGTATTGATTTCCAGTATGACGTTGGGGCTGGGTTTAATGGTACTTGGTTGGACCTGAGAACCCCTGCTAACCTGACTGCAATTACTGGTATGGTTGACGGTATTCGTCTGAAACTTCGCTTTACAGGTGTAGCCACCCAAACCAATGGGCAAGCTTTGTCTATCCATACAACAACTTCTATTGCGGATCAGGCAGCAAACCTGCACCCGATTGATGTGGAAGAGTACACCCTTTCTTTGTCTGGTTTGAAACCAAACAGTGAAATCCGTATCTACCGAAAGTCTGATATGGAAGAGTTGGCTGGGGTAGAAACCAGTGGAACAGAATTCAGCTATACTTACACCTACTCTTCTGACATTGAAGTGGTCATCGTAATTCATGCTCTGGGGTTTCTTGCTCAACGTTTCGACCCCTTTACTCTAACAAACAGCAACTCTTCCTTGCCTATTCAGCAGGTTGTAGATCGTCAGTATATGAACCCGTAAGGAGGTCTAAATGCCTATTGTCTTTGACGGTGCGGCACGTACCATTCAACTAGACCCCACGACCTTGTTCTACACTCCAGAAGGTATCTACTCTCGGTGGAAGCAGTGGGTCATTCAAGGAGACAATGCTAAATGGCCTGCAGCCTTTAGGATTGTTGGTGGGGATCCTTTGGGGGGCGGGTCAACTACCCCCTCCTTCGTCTTCCTTCAAAACCAAGAAGGATGGAGGATCAAGAAACCAGAAGCGAACATTAACGTCACGATTAATGGAAACCTTGTGAAAGAGGATCCTCAAGGTGGCTTTGACCTTCCTCCTGATGGAAACTTTAGCCCCTCCTTGACCTTGAATTTGTTCTCTGTAGCTTCTGCAGACGTAATGGGGGAACAGGTTACAGAAGGGGTCACTCTTCAACAGGTGCTGAAGGAACTATGGCAAATGCGTGGGTTGGATAGCACTAACCCTGTAACTGTGACACCTACCACAGAGACTGTAGACAACATTACCTTGGATGTTGGTGGAGATGGTGTAACCAGTTCTACCCTCACTCGGAGGCCCTGATGGTACATCAATCTCTCCTTTCTCGTATCACTTTTGGAAGGCTATCCCTCCCCGATCTAGGGGGTGGATCTGACACACTGTATGTGGAATATGGGGGTTTGATCCTAGAAGAAGAACCTCACGAACTAGTACAAATTGATGAACCTATTCTTAATCTGAACCAAGAAGAAGATCATGTCATTTTGGTTCAAGAGGAGGATAGTCTTGAAACAGTTCTTGAACCAGCAGGAGACATAACAAATGACTGAAAAGAAGTTGAAAGACCTTTTGAGACATAAAGGGGACAGTTTTCCGGTAGTCTTTAAGGTAATGACCTTAGACCCAGAAGACGGTGAACAGAAAGTGGAAGACATCACAGGATGGACCTTTGTGATGCTGATCAACAACAAACCTGAGCTGGTACAGGGAGTACCTGCAACAACTGTTCCCGGAACCATTTCAGTTGGTACCGATGGTAAGGTTTCCTTTTTGGTTCCCGGTACTTTTGATGTTGGGACTTTTTACTATCAAATCCGCTCTACAAACCTTGCTGGCCATGTACGGACCCAAGGTGAAGGTAAATTGATCGTGAATAACTCCTTCTGAGGTGACAAAGATGCTTCCAATCTCTCCAGTACGTCAGCTGACACCTGCCGACATTCGTAGTCCTTATGACACTTACCGAGCAATTGCTGAAGTAGATGGGGAACCTCTGTTCATACATATGTCGGGAACCAAATGGACCAAGGATACAACATATTCTTGGTCTGGTTCCCGGCCTCAGTTTTCAAGACTAAAACGTCTGTATCCTCAGATCTGTGATGGTTTTTCTTTGGTTTGTATTATTGACCTTCAAGAAGGAAAAACCTATGGAAACGACCTCTGTTCTGCCGAAGAACTACCCAGCTAACCTTCCTCTTGCTTTGCAGGTTCGATTGTACCCAAACGGAATGACTACAGTCGTAATCGACAAAGACTTCCCTACACCAAAACCGAAAGATGCGGCCCAAGATGAGTTTTTCTCTCTTGGATCTGTTTTCTGTCATCCACGTTTGGTGGACATTATCGCAAGACATGTCGCTTACTGGGATCGTCCCCAATATGGGGAAATGAGAAACATGCCGAATGACGAACACGCAAGAGAATCTTGCTACCGTCGGCTCCGTGATGGTCAGCGATTCGAATTAGACAGGGCTATAGAGGGGGCCTTGCTCGACTTCTTTGAAGTACATCTTCTGAGAAGACACCCTACCCTCAAAACCAAACCCCAACTTCGGGGGCCAGATAAATGGCACCCGAGTCAAAACATTGATTGGAACGTATAATGTTTCTCCAACATCTGAACGAAGCCTCCCATATGGGCGTGGCAGAATTCATCAAAGTCATGGGCGCAAACCGTGACTTCTACTTCTGGGCAACCACGCTGGTGCCGGAAGAAACCAAAGAACTGAAGGCTGAACTGGAAGCCGAACAGGTCGATATGGCGAAAGTTCTAAAAGAACTGGCTGATCTGAACTATGTCCTGATCGGGATGTATCAGACGATGCCTGCCAACCCGCAATTCCTGCTGTCGGAGGACATGAACCAAGAAGTTGAAAACGCACTGACCGAAGCCTATAAGGCTGCTGCAGATGCAATCAACGGTCACATGGTTCCGATACAACTGTTGGACAAAGCCATTGCTGTTGTTCATGAATCCAACATGTCGAAGCTGGGCGAAGACGGTAAACCGATTCGTCGTGAAGACGGTAAGGTCATGAAAGGTCCGAACTACAAGGCACCTGACATGGTTCCGCTGGCGGAAGAACTGAAACAGTTTGTGGCAGATCTGCCCAAAAACACCGCAAAAGCAGCAGGGATGGTAGGTAATGAAACCAGTCACTGATGCTGACTTTCAACAGGTCGTCCGGGAACATCTGGACGGTCCTGTTGTTGTGAAGTTCCATGCTGAGTGGTGTAACCCTTGCAAGGACTTTGCACCTTTGGTCGATGAATTGGCCAAATACTACGAAGACAATATTCTGTTTGTCTCTTGCGATGTTGACCAAGCTCAAAAAATTGCCTCGGAGCTGAACATTCGCACCGTGCCTTCATTGGCACTGTTTTCGGACGGTATGGTCCGGGACATCTTAGTTGGACGACACCCCAAAAGTGAAGTTCGCCAGTGGATCAACGAATCCGTGTGATCTACTAAGGAAACTCCCACATTTTGTGGGGGTTTTTCTTTTTATCATTTAAAATTTCGCAAACTTCCTAGTAACTGTGAATGCTTGTTTTTACTTCTTACAGTTTCTATTAAATCTTATCCTTTTGAATGAGACCTCATACGAGAATATGTACGAAGGCCGCTTCACACTGGAGCTTGAAAAAGAAGTTTAAACCTTTTCTTTTTTGGTTTTCTCGTAGAGAACCAGAAATCACATAAACCAAAGGAAGAGTTATGGATCGAATCCTATTCTCTATTCTGGCCACGGTCTGTCTGCTGGTAGGGGTTGCAATGCAATTTCCTCAAGCTGCTCCGATGTTGCCTGCTTCGTTTGGTGCTGAGATCGTGAGTCATCAAGAAGATGCCGAACGATTGTGTAGCACCAGTCATATTGAATCCCTCAAGATGACTGTTTCTTCTGATCTGCTGGATCCGCCGTATTTCGAGGTGGGCTGGCAAAGCACCTGACAGACCTTTAGACTGGTCATTTATAGTGCCTAATTGAAGATGGTTTCCTATCCATCTTATGCCCCTCCCTGAGTATACAACTCAGGTGAGGGGTTTTCTTTTTTGGTTTATTTAGAGGGAGTTAAACCAATGGAAGTAATGAACGGCACCGAATTTGAACAAACGGAAGTCCTCATTGGCCAACAAGGCGAAACTGAAGCAATGGGTGTGTCTGATGACCCCATGCTTATGTCCATGCTCTCCACCGGCCTGTACAAGCGTCCGTTGCGGACAATGATTCAAGAGATCATGTTCAATGCGTGGGATGCTCACCGGATGGCCGGTATTCAGGACACCACTCCCATCGACATCTGGATCAATGACACCTCCGGTCTGATCGTGCGTGATTATGGTCCCGGCATCCCGGACAGTGAGATCCACCCGATTTACTGTATTTACGGTAACTCGACCAAACGGAAGAACGATAACCAGACTGGTGGTTTCGGTCTTGGTTCGAAGTCTCCGTTTGCCTACACCGAAAGCTTCACCGTTACCTCCCATCACGGTGGAAAGAAAAACATGTACCTGATTTCCCGAGCCAATGATGACAATGGTGGGAAACCGGGCCGGACCACCATTCTGAAAGGCATCGACACTGAAGAAAAGGGTCTGATGGTCGTAGTTCCTCTGAAAGACCAGAAGGACATGTTGCGGACCTATGAGCACATCAAGGACGTTCTGTTCCTGTCCGGTATCAAAGCCAACATCTACTTTGAACAAAACGGTGAAACTCATCATGACCTGATCGAAGCTGAAAGTGTCGATGAAGGGTCATTCTTCGTAGATGACGACCAAACTGCTAATTCCTGGTTCCGTCTCTGGGCTGTCTACGGTGGCGTTCGATACGAGATCGAACATGACGATAAGTTTGATGAAGAGTGGGAATTCCTTCATAGCATGGCTGGCCGTATTGGTCAGATCTATATTGGTTTCCCTCCGAACAGCCTGACACCCTTGCCCAACCGGGAAGGTTTGAACATGTCTGAAAAGACCGTGGAAAACATCCGGGTACGGATGGAAAACATGGTGGACAGTTTCAAGGAAATGATCCTTCCGGCTGCCAAGGCCCTCATCAAATCGGCTGTAGAAGGTCAAAAAGACTCTGGGATTCAGCCCCAGTTCTTGGCCTATAAGATCATGAACTTTGGTTCTAATGGTTTGCATGACTGGATGGCTGAAGAGCGTATCAAACTGACACACGACCGGGTTGAAGCTGCTCTGGAACAGTCTGCGTCCAAACAGATTGCTGCCTCTTTGGCTCGTCTATGTAAGGATAGCCCCCGGTCCATGAAGGATCTGGTGGGTAATGAGATCTGGCAGAAATACATCGAGCTGGAATTCTCTAAGCAGATCCCCGAAGGACGAAAGTATCTTGTGGCCAATATACGGTACCATCGCTCCATCTACCGAGGAATTGATGCTTCAATTACGGATCTTCACACTCCTACAGTATTCCGTGACCTTCATATTGCCTTTGGCAAGGTAATGGAGGCTCTCAACCACGAGAAGGGCTTGGAGCCTTCTGTCCGTATCGAGGTAGGTGACAAGTGGCGTAAAGCCAACTGGACTCGTGGTGGTGGAGTAGCCCGTAAAACAAAAACCACAGCAGAAAAAATTGCTGTCCATGAGGCTTTGGCGAAAGGTAAAAAGAACGTTGCTTCCAAACCCCGAGTCTTCCCAACCCGGATGTGGGACGGTCTGAACGGTGAAGAACTGAAAGGTATGCTCATGATGGAGAAGACCATCATTGTGGCAAAGACTGTATCTGCTCTGAGCGAAACCCAGTTCAACATGGAACACCACTTCTGTCCTTTCAACAAAGAACAGCGTTGGCATAGTCCTTTCCGGTCTAGTTCATATCGCTACAGCACCCACTATGGGTTGGCTCCTGCAATGGTGATCCACCAGAAGAAAGGGGCATATGATACCGCTGTCCAAGTGCTAAAAGACTTGGGCTACATGGTGATCGAAGCCAATGAACCAGAGAAGAAAGTACGTGCTACTCAGGCTCTGCCTGATACACCCAAGCTTCTTCCTTCGTTCCCTCGTCTTCGCTACTCCCCCTATAATAACGATTGGGGGACCGGTGAAGAGATCGAAGATCCGAAACACTACGTTTATCTGACGCAGCAGATGGTTGGAAGCTACCGTTCTCGGGAACATCCTTCTTCGGATCTGGCTCGTTGGATGCAGAAGAACTTGGAAAACATTGTTCTGGTGAACTCCAAAGCACGCATCCCGACTGTGGAAAGATTGGGTGCCAAACCTGCAAGTCTGGTTCTGCATCAGAAGGCCAAACGGCTTCTGAAACAAACTGACCGGCTGGAACAATTGGCAGCCCATGCCTTTGTGGAGAAGAACTCCAATCTTCCTCCTGAGTTGTTGGCAATCCCTGAGATCCAAAAACTCTTTGGCATTAAGTATCTGCGAACCAAACAGGTTAATGCCTTCCGGGAGACTCGTCGGTTCTTGAGCATGATGGGTGTTGAACGCTGGCACGAAGTATCTGAAATTGGGCGAGAGTGTAAGGAAGCGATCAGTAATGCTCGTAACTCTGTAGACCTCAACCAAGCTACTGAAATGTGTCAGCGTACTAAGGCATTCTCCGAACATGAGCTGAAGCTTCGTATTCAGAGAATGAAACCGGGAGAGATGAAAATGTTCTCCCAAAAGGTGGCCCGCTTCTTGCGGACCATCTAATCCAAACCAAGCAAAGAAAGATTAACCTATGTCCAATGACATCAAACAGGTTGTGTCTATGTTGGCCGGAGAGCAGAAGATCACGCTTTTCACCATGACCGGTGAAGTGCTGGATCTGAAGAACGATGGCCCCCATGACACTGCCAAAATCTCCGAATTCCTCGCACCCAAGCTGACCGGCACCGGTGCTGTGGAAATCAACCTGCGTGAGTATCTGACGATTGTCGATGCTCTGGGTGGTGAGAACCCTGAATATGAAGAAGAAGGGGTGATCAAAGTCGTCATGATCGACGGCAAGGAAGTGAAAGGCATCTTCTACCCTGAAAAGGTGAAGGTGACTGTTCAACACAAAGGGGAAGAAGTTGAAATCCCCAAGGCGGATAAACTCACCAAGCACATGAAACGTGCCAAGGACGAGAACTCCCCTGCTGTGCGTAACTTCCTGCGTCGTATGGTCAGTGTGGCTAAGGACCGTCGTCACTCGGCTGAAGACCTGATGGACTTCATCGAAAAATCGAACCTGCCTCTGACCAACGATGGCCGGATCATCGGCTATAAGCGTGTGAATGCACACCCGACGAAACCGGGGATCTTCGTTGACTGCTACTCTGGTTCTGTTGAACAGCGTGTTGGTACTCGTGTGTGGATGGATGTGGACGGTGTTGACCCGAACCGCAACCAGTCCTGCTCGCATGGTCTACATGTCGGCAATCTGGGTTACATGGGTGGTTTCCACCGTGGCCAACCGACTCTGATCGTTCTGGTTGATCCTGAAGACTTCATCGCTGTGCCTCATCGTGAGACCACCAAATGCCGTGTCTGTGCATACGACATCGTGGGCATCATGACCGGCACCCAGTCGGACACCATCGACAGTGGCAACCACGTCGAAGGCGATGGCAGCTTTGATGCTCTGATCGCTGGCATCATCGAAGGTCGTTACCAGAAACCGTTTGAGGCGGTGAAGGTTGGCAAGAAGTGTATGCTGGAAACCAAGCTTCTGACTGCTGAAGATGCAGTCCGTGAGCTGGACACCGCAGAGCAAGCCTCTGTGGACACTGTTGCTGCTTCGGGCAAGGCTCTGCAAGAAGACGCCACCAACACCAAGAAAGACGTTGTAGGTGCTACTAAACGGGCTAAGGCTGAACAACAGGGTAAGAACATTTGGGACGATGCTCCGGCAGAAGTCATCACTGTGTTCGAAGCACTGCACAAAGGCAAAGAGTCCAAGGCTCAAATTGCACGTGACAACAACACCTCGACCCGGACCATGCAGCGTTGGCAGGAGAAGTATGACTTCGACGGCTGGGCCAAGAAGACTGGTGAACGCTTTGACATCTACTACGATGGCAAGGCCAACATCAATCTGATCAAGGCCCATCGTTCGGTCATGCGTACCGGCCTGAAAGAGGCCAAAGAAGCTGTGGAAGCCGGTGGGCTGCTGTTCGAGAACATCACCGCACAGGATGTGGATGAAGTGACCCGGATCGTCGGCCAGATCGGTCTTGTGATCGTTCAGCATGGCTCCACCCCGGTACCGGAACAGCCTGAAACCAAGGAGGAAACCTCTGCTCCGAAGGCTCCGGCCAAGAAGGGTGGTATCCGTGAACAGGGGCAAGACCTGTATGGTGCTTGGCAGAAAGCCGGTGGTGAAGCTAGTGCAGAAACGTTCCAACATCTTCTGGACTTCAAGAAAGCGAAGAAAAAAGGTTGGGCTTCTCTGGGCTTCAATGCTGTTCAGATCAAGAAGATCGAACGTGCAACCAATAAGCTGGGCTAATCATCCAGCCACTGGATAGTGAGGAACCGACCCCCTTGAAAACCCCTCACTAACTGGGAACCTCCACGAGTACGGACCCCAAGTCCTGCGTCTTCGGACTGCTCGTGGAGGTTTTTCTTTTTTGGTTTTTCAAGGAGATAATCATGACCAACGCAGACGATATTTTGACTTTCATCGAAGATGATTGGACACCGCCAGATACCGTATCCCGAAACCTAAAGGAGATCCTTTGGTTTGGTATGGATGATGGCCAAGTGTACACCAGTCATATCGAAGTCATTGATCCTGATGAATCCAACGAAGAACGTTGGGGGATTCTCAGCTTCGAAGAATTCTACGGTGATCTGAGCTTCTCGATCCAAGAAACCTTGGAAAAGCACTTCCCTGATTTTGGGTATTTCCGCATGGAAGGTGCGGACATGGCCCATGGTCAGGATAGTTGGACAGGAGAAGGTTGGTCTGAATTCTACCCCGGAGAAATCCGCCCTGCCACACTCTCGGAAATCCGAGAATATTTTGGCGAGAAGATCACTCCATTGGTTTTCTGGGATCAGCTGAAAGCTGCTTTCTGTGCTGCCCGACATATGGAGAACTTCTGATGTTCCCTATCCCGAAACTCTGGTACGAAATGCTTCCTAAGCATTTGAAACCACTCTATTTCCCGGCTCCGCTGGGTTTCTTCTAAAGGAGAAGAATATGTTTCAACGAGGAGATTTCGTCCGGCTCAATCGTGGCTGGACGTTCATGGTTGTATTGAATGTTGATCACCGTACCGGTGAGTTGACTGCCAAATACGCCAGCAAATGGGCACCTTCTATGTCCGATTTCCACCAACCCCAATATGCTGACGGCTGCCAACGTCGTCACTACACTGGCTTCTCCCGCTGGGATGGGGCCATTCCCAAACACATGAAAGATTTCCCCATGCCCACTTCCACCAAATACCTTACCTCCGATGGCCGTGAAGGCTACTTCGTCAACAATGCTGGCTCCGATTCGGTCGTACTGAACATGGGTGACGCCCAAAACGAAAAGCTGGAACTCTTTGGTCGTTCCTCTCTGACTGAAATTCTGCCCTACACTTTCTCGGTGAAAGCTGTCGGTTCGAACTACAAGTGTCATTACGAGGCACCGGTGATGAAGAAGCCGATCACAGTTGGTGACATGCTGCTGTCTGACAGCGGCAATCTGTACGTCGTACAGAAGATCAACACCCAATACCGTCATCCGAAGGCGGTTTTCAAAGGCCGTCGTGTCAAACTGACAGACATCTAAACCAAGGAAAGAACTGATGAAAATCTCCACCGTGACTGACCGCAGGCAGCAGATCTTTGACAGAATCATGTGCAAAGTAAAGATCAACAAAAACACTGGCTGCTGGGAATGGCAAGGTGGAGATAGCGGTTCTGGACGTGGAGGCGGCTATGGTCGAATGTCTCTTGATGGTCATACTGTAGCCGTCCACATTGTCATGTTCGTTAACTTCTTTGGTTTGGTTCCCGGTAACAAGCAGGTGGATCATGAGTGTAACAACCGGAAATGTTGTAACCCTGATCATCTGAAGCTTGTAACCCACAAACAAAACCAAAGACTTAGAGTAGCCAGAGCAAGGGTAAAAACATGATTTATGCTGGAATCGGTGCAAGGAGTACCCCCGATGAAATTCTCGAACTCATGCAACGTGCAGCTAAGGGACTATCAAATCTCGGCTATACGCTCCGTTCTGGAGGGGCAAAAGGCGCAGATTCTGCTTTCGAGGCCGGGGTTTCGGACCCAAATCTCAAGGAGATATTTCTACCTTTCCAAAGGTTTAATGGAAACGAATCTCCAAGATTTGGAACGTGTCGTAGTGCTCGACTCATTGCCAAAGAATTTCACCCCAACTGGCCGAATCTCGGGTGTCGGGGCAGGGACTTCATGGCACGGAATGCCTACCAAATCCTTGGGCAAAATCTTAAACGCCCCGCAGATTTCGTTCTGTGCTGGACACCAAACGGGAAGGTGGTGGGAGGCACAGGCCAAGCACTTCGTATGGCCGCCCATTTCCAAATTCCGGTGTTCAACTTCGCTGTCATGGCTCCGAATGAGATCAATGACGAAATTTACCGACTGGGAGACCTATAACCATGAATACGGATCAGATGATTTTTGTCTTCGGCTCGAACGAAGCCGGGATCCACGGAGCTGGTGCAGCCAAATTCGCACACCTAAAGCGTGGAGCAAAGATGTACATCGGGGAAGGCCCTACTGGCAAATGCTATGCTCTTCCTACCAAAGGCAAAAAGATTGAGGAGATCAGCCTTGGCCGAATTTGTGCAGCAGTGGAGCGATTTATGGTGTATGCACGCCAGAACCCGGAACAGAGGTTCATGGTTACGTGCGTTGGGTGTGGTCTCGGAGACCACAACAACGAAGACATCGCACCAATGTTCAAAGACGCCCCCGAAAACTGCTATTTCGACACCCAGTGGGCCGAAATCTTCGAGTCCATGGACGTGTCCAAAAACTACTGGGGGACATTCTGATATGGATCCTGATCACGTAACAGGCAAGGACATTCCTTTGAATGCTCTTCCTCATTGGGCTTTGTGTGCTGCCCCGAAACAAAACCCGTACTTGGCTCAATTCGCTGCACTTGCAACTCGTGATGGTCGTCAGACCGGTAATGCAGTTGTAGCTGACTTCGTTACCAAAGTTTACCATTTGGGAACCAAGCACGAAAAAACTGTTCAGCTCATCAAAGTGGTTACAGATGCAGGGGACATCCTTCTTTGTACGGAGAATGGGCTGAAAACACTGTTTCACGAACCTCGTTGGATCATGCGTAATCTTCTTCCTGCTCATGTGCAGGCATTGAAGGACGAAATCCACAGCCTGTAATGCTGGGCGGGTACAGTCTTGCAACGGCATTGTCTCGTGGAAGAACTGTTCCTTATGACCTGCTGGGGTTAGTCGCAGGTCTGGGGGTTCAATCCCCCCTACAAATTGGAGGTTCCTATGAACCAAGAAAATGAAAGAGTGGCACAACTGTCACACACTCTGGCAAAAGAGGATCGAGATCTTCGCACCATCAATATGATGCGTGCAGCCCTAATCAAAGGGGAACAACTCGATCCTGATACAGCTAGTCTTGCTCGTCTTGAACGGCGTGCTTTGAAAGCACAACGTCGGAAAGGAAAAGTAAGTGTCCGCTGAACCAGATGAAAATGGAAAGTGGTGTATTGGGATCCTAGATCCCTCTAACCCACTGGAACCAAAGAAGTTTGCTTTTGATTCTGAAATAGAACGAGCAGCTTTTATGCTTGGAATACAAACTGCCATCCAAATGGTAGGTGGAAAGACTTCCTTGCATGACTTCCAACAGCCTAAGACCGAGGCTGAACGGAAGAAAATGAACTGAGATTCAGTTCGGCAGACCCACCATCCTGCCATTCTCAGTTGCTTTGTGTTTGGTGGGTTGGTACGTCTGAGACCCTTCATCTCAAACCAAGGACACCCTTATGACGTCACCATCAGCATTTCCCCAGCCTATCTGTGAACAGATCTGGGGAATGAAATACAAGCTCCAGACCCCGAACCCAGACATTAAGAACGACACCTGTGTAGAAGACACTTGGCGTCGTATCGCAGATGCCTGTGCGTTTACCTCTAACCGGGATAAAAATCTGGCAATGGAGTACCGTTCCCAATTTTACGATGCACTACGGGATTTCAATTGGCTTCCCGCAGGCCGGATCACAGCTGGGGCCGGAACTGGTCGTAATGTGACCTTGTTCAACTGCTATGTGATGAACAAGATCCCTGACGATCTGGAAGCAATCTTCGACAACCTGAAAGAAGCTGCACTGACCATGCAGCAAGGCGGGGGTATCGGCTATGACTTCAGCACACTTCGTCCCACTGGTTCTCCTGTGGGTGGTGTGGACGCTGATGCGTCCGGTCCTCTGACTTTCATGGATGTCTGGGATACCATGTGTAAAACCATCATGTCTGCTGGCAATCGCCGGGGTGCTATGATGGCTACCATGCGGTGTGATCACCCTGACATTGAAGCTTTCATTGACGCTAAGTACGACAGTGCTCGTCTTCGAAACTTCAACATCTCGATCCAAGTCACTGACCTGTTCATGCAGGCTGTGGAAAATGATTGGGATTGGCCACTGGTTCACCATCACCCCCCTGAAGATACCTCTCTTGGTCAAATGCAGCCGGGTGGAAATGTCGTATTTGGTGCTGTGTTTAAAACCGATGATCCCTACATCTATCGCGTGGTGAAAGCCCGTGATCTGTGGAAAAAGATCATGAAAGCCACCTATGACATGGCTGAACCCGGTGTTCTCTTCGTGGACCGTATCAACACAGACAATAACCTGTGGTTCATCGAAGACATTACGGCTACGAATCCCTGTGGTGAGCAGCCTCTGCCTCCGTATGGGGCTTGTCTGCTTGGTTCTGTCAATCTGGCGAAGATGGTTCTTGACCCCTTCACCCAAGGACGACTGGACCGTAAAAAACTTGAACAGACCGTCCGTACCGCTGTCCGAATGCTGGACAGTGTTATTGACGCATCGTTGTTCCCTCTGGAAGAACAGCGTCAGGAAGCTCTGTACAAACGTCGGATGGGGATCGGTATTACCGGTCTGGCCGACATGCTCTTCATGATGAAAATGGCTTACGGCTCTGATGAAGCAGTGAAGTTCACTGAAGGTGTTCTTCAACTGATGGCCGAAACTGCCTATCGTGAAAGCATTGATCTTGCCAAAAAATTCGGGCCTTGTCCGGCAATGGCAAACAAGAAAGCCCGGAAAAAGTTCATCAAATCTGGGTTCATGCAACGGATGCCCAAAGATATTCGAGATGATGTTCTTGAATATGGTATCCGTAACTCCCACCTGTTGAGCATTGCTCCCACCGGCACCATCAGCCTGTACGCAGGCAATGTGTCCTCTGGGATCGAACCTATCTTTGCACCCAGTTACACCCGGAAGGTTACTCTCCCGGATGGAACCAAGGTAGAAGAAGAAGTCGTTGACTACGCTGTGCTGAACTTCCGTGAATGGGAAGAAAGCAGCGGTGACACCGGGAAACAGTATTGGGACGCTTACATGCGGACTGCCCAAGATCTTTCTCCCAATGACCATCTGGTTATGCAAGCGGCTGCTCAGAAATGGGTGGATAGCTCCATCTCCAAGACCATCAACTGCCCGGAGGACATCTCCTTCGAAGCATTTGTGGACATCTACCAAGATGCTTGGCGGATGGGCTGTAAAGGCTGCACCACGTATCGTCCGAATGACATTACGGGTAGCGTCCTGAGCGTTGAAAGCGACAACGCCAAAGAACCGGCAGATCAAGAGTTCGTCATTCCTAATGACGCACCTATTGACCGTCCCACTGCCATGGACGGCTGGACTAAAAAAGTCCGGTGGCAAGGTGATGCGTTCTATATGACCGTTAATCACTACGTCCTTGAGGATGGTCGCTGCATCCCATTTGAAGTGTTCATCAACACCAAAAACCCGGAGCATTCCGCATGGATGGATGCCCTGACCCGTATGGTCTCGGCAATCTTCCGACGCGGAGGAAATGTTGCTTTCGTGGGCGAGGAGTTGAAGAATGTCTTCGATCCCAAGGGCGGTGCGTTCGTAGGCGGGTCTTACGTTCCTTCACTGATCGCCCTTCTGGGTCTTACGCTTGAACAGCGCATGACTGAGATTGGATACCTGCAAGGCAAGGAATTCGTTGAACCAGAAGCAGAAGAAATTGCTACGCCCTATGAGGCAGCGGTACAGACCGCCCCAATGCAATGCCCCTCCTGCAAAGGCTTCAACGTAAACAAGCTTGGCGGTTGTCCGACTTGTGGTGACTGCGGTTGGAGCAAGTGTGGTTAACACCACTACAAGACCCTAACCAAGACCCCTCGGAAGAAATTCCGGGGGGTTTCTTTTTTACCTGACAACCAAGAGAACCGTAACCACATGCCTATGAACCAAGAACAACAGGCAGCGTTTATTGATCTCATTGGGTTCATCAACGATCCTGACCGGAAATACCATCGAGTATCGGGTGGAGCAGGCACAGGCAAAACCTACTTCATCTCACAGGTCGTTGATAACCTTCTGAAGCATAAACAGCCTTCCTGTCCCCTGCATTCTGTAGGGATTACTGCCACTACAAATAAAGCTGCAGCTGTTTTGGCAGAAGGAATTCCACACCGTCGTACTGAGATCGGAACGATCTATAGTTACATGAATCTTCGTGTGAGTGAGAACTTCAATACCGGCGAAGTCAAATGTGTTCCTACCCGGAACTGGACTGTCCATCAGGGTGTTCTGATCATTGTTGACGAAGCGTCCATGATTAACAATGCCCTGATGAATTACATCGAGAAAGGTACCAGCAATACCTGTAAGGTTCTTTTTGTTGGTGACAAAAACCAGCTGTCTCCTGTGAAAGAAACCCTCTCTCCAGTCTATGCCAACAGCTACTCCGAAAGTCAGCTCACCAAACCAGTACGAAATGCAGAACAGCCTGCACTGATGGAGCTGTGTGAGCAAGCCAAAGATACGGTACTGACTGGGAAATTCCATCGAATCAAGGAAGTTCCCGGAGTTATTGATTTCATTGACGGAAACCAGCTGAAAGGTATCCTTGAACGAGAGTACCACCAAGAGGATGCTTCCCGTCGTGTGATCTGCTACACCAATGCTCGGGTACAGCAATACAACAGTTTCATCCGAGAACTCCGTGGCTATGGGAAATTGTTTGCAAAAGGTGAAATGCTGACCAACAACTCCTCTGCTGAATTGGTTGGGAAGGAGCGGCTCTACACAGACCAGCTTGTCGAAGTCATGCAAGTAGGAACCCCCTACATTGATAGGAAGATTGTTCCCGGACATGACATTGAAATGGTTGATCTGGAAGTACGGGATCCAAAAACCTTCGCCATGTATATGGTCACTGTGTTTGCTGATCCTGAAGATCGTAACGAAGTCATCAAACACTATGCTAGTTTGAAAAAGTGGGACCGGTACTTCAAGATCAAGAACAACTACCCTGATCTTCGTTCTGTGGCTTCTTCCACTACCCATAAAGCCCAAGGCTCCACCTACCACTCAGTGATTGTGGATCTGGCTGACATCGGGAAATCCACCAACAAGGAACAGACGGCACGTCTTCAATACGTGGCTCTGAGCCGTCCAAAGTCCCGGATCTATATCCGAGGTGAACTACCAGAGAGGTATTTCGAATGAATTATGAGATCTTGGGAAAAGGTTCCGGGGCAAAGGTAGCCATCCTCTGTCCCAAGATCCAAGTCGGTGAGATTGAAAAACACTACTTCAAACCATACCTCCATTTGATGGGGAGAGAGGTAATGGTATGTGATTTGTACATCAACCGATCAAAAAAGAAGACCCCAGCTGCAGAAATCAAGGAATACTTGAACGACCTGCTTCCTCATCTAATTGATCGTGGCATTGAAATGCTGGTTGTAACTCAGCCTGACTATTTCAAAATCCTGACCAAACAAGCAAAAACAGATGCCACCATTGGTGACATTCTCCCCAGTATTGGGGATCACTTTCAAGTCACATACTGCCCTAACTATAGTCGTGTGTTCTACGATCCTGACAAAACCAAGAAAAGAATTGAGCTTGCTCTTTCTACCGTGGTTCGGTGGGCAAACGGAGACACTAAGAAAGTCGGGAAAGACATTATCCAGTATGCGGACTACCCAACCAAAGAGTATGAAATTGCTGCTTGGTTGGATAAGCTGCTGGAGATGGATTGTGACTTGACCTGTGACATTGAAGGTTTCGACCTAAAACACCACTCTGCAGGTATTGGTACCATCACCTTCTGTTGGAGCAAACATGAAGGTATTGCGTTCCCTGTGGACTTTGATGAGAACCTACCCTGTAAAGGGAAAACAGTTCGAAACGAAAAAGTCAGGCTGTTGTTGAAAGAGTTCTTCCTGAAATTCAAACGGAAGATGATCTACCACAACATCTGCTATGATGCTTATGTGCTGATCTACCAACTCTTTATGGACCACATCTTGGACCAAGAAGGTCTTCTGTTTGGTTTGGAAGTCATGTTGCGAAACTGGGACTGTACCCAGCTGATCACCTATCTGGCAACAAACTCCTGTGCAGGAAACGAACTGGGTCTGAAGATACAAGCCCAAGAGTTTGCAGGGAATTATGCTGTCGAGGACATCCACGACATCACCCTAATTCCGTTACCAAAGCTTCTGGAGTACAACCTTGTAGATGGTCTTTCTACTTGGTTTGTAAGAGAGAAGCATCACCCCACTATGGTTGCAGACCAACAGGAAGATATTTACGTCAACCTGTTTAAGAAAGCAGTGGTAGATATTATTCAGATGCAGCTTACGGGTTTGCCTCTGAACATGAAGAAAGTCATCGCACTTGATGACCAACTTCAACGAGAAAGCCGGGCAGTCTTGAAAAAGATGACAGAGACCCGGATTGTCCGTGGGTTCTTGGGTGTTCTGAGGGATGAATATGTCGCCAAAAAGAATGCCGAGTACAAGAAAAAGAGAATTACTGTTGAGGACATTCCTGACGGAAAAGTAGAGTTCAACCCGAATTCTGCTCCTCAGCTTCAGAGGCTCCTGTATGACAAGGAGTTCTTGGGCCTCCCAGTTCTCGATTACACGGATAGTAAACTGCCTGCTACCGGGGCAGAAACCCTTGAGAAACTGCAAAATCAGGGAATCAAGGAAGAGGTGAAAGAGTTTCTCGATCTTCTGATTGAGTACAAGGCATCTGCCATTATCATCTCTACGTTCCTCCCAGCCTTCCTGAAGGCTTATCCGGGGAACGACGGCTGGCACTACCTGTTTGGCAACTTCCGTCTAGGAGGGACGCTCTCAGGCCGTCTGTCGTCAAACAGTCCTAACCTACAGAACATCCCGTCTAGTGCAGGTGCTCCGTTGAAAGCACGTCTTGCCAAACTCATCAAGGAATGCTTTGAAGCCCCTCCCGGATGGTTGTTTGTTGGTTTGGATTTCGACAGTCTGGAAGACAAAATCTCTGCTGTTACGACTCGTGATCCTGAAAAGATCAAAGTGTACAGCGATGGGTATGATGGTCACAGTATTCGTGCTTTGGCTTATTTCCCAGAGTCTATGCCAGACATTGAACTCTGTCCTGAAGAAAGCCAAGCTTACAAAGGGATAGTAGGCGGCCAAGAGATCTATTTCCACAGTGATGAGGTGGTAGAGTATCTTGGTAAGACCATGACCGGGGCTGAGTTGTTTCAGCTCCTAAACCAATGAGGAAATTTTCATGACCTTGAAAACTTTCAATTCTCGTCCTGTTACGATCAATGCGATCCAATGGACTGGGGAAAATGCGGAAAACATTTATGACATCTTCCGTGCAATGGGTATTGAAGACGTGATGCACATCAGCTTGGGTGAGTTCCAAGATCGTGTGGATTGTGCTGGAAATGCTATTCCCTGCCAATCGGCAACCGGGGAAGTATATGCCCAAGAGGGTATGTACATCATCTTCAACGGTGTAGATGACATCTATCCTTGCCCTGAAGAGACTTTCCTGAGCAAGTACACGGAACAGACCCCTTCGATGGGTCTGGACCTAAAAACGATGCCTGTGGCACCTCTCTCGTATTATGGCACCAAACGTGTCCATGCTTGGCCTCACCAAAAAGGCGAAGAAGAAGGGTACGCTGTGGAATACGAGGACGGCTACATTAGCTGGTCCCCGAAAGATGTCTTTGAGGCAACATACCAACCCACCACAGCCATGAGTTTTGGCCATGCCATTGTGGCAATGAAAACTGGTTATCGTGTTGCTCGGGCTGGTTGGAACGGCAAAGGCATGTTCCTGTTCAAAGTAGCAGGCAGCCAGTTTGAAGTGAACCGGGAACCGCTGAAATCCATTCTGGGTGAAGGTACCGTGGTGAACTACCTGACGCATTACGATATGCGGACGGCAGATGGTTCTATCGTTCCGTGGCTCTGCTCTCAGGCAGACATGGACGCAGATGATTGGTTGATTGTCTGATGCTAGTCATTTCTGAACCAATGACAGAAGTCTCCGAGGTTACGGCCTCGGAGCACAATGTCAAACGGGTGAACTCCATCAAGAACCGGTACAAACAGCAGCGTCAGGATAGCAAAGCTCCCACGTTTGCTCTCACGTACCAAGGGACTTTTGCTACCCTGATGAACAACTGTGGCTTCTCTAAGGAACTGGCTCAGGCCATTGAGAACAGCTACAAGGGCCTCTACAAAGTCTCCATTGAATGGGTGAACCAACGCCTAGGGAAGGCTACAGAAGATGGTTACATCACTGTAGCTTTTGGTCTTCGGGTTCGTACTCCTCTGCTCAAGCAGGTGATTTTGGGAACCAAAGCAACACCAAAAGAAGCAGCAGCTGAAGGACGTACAGCAGGCAATGCAATGGGACAATCCTATTGTATGCTGAACAACCGTGCTGCCTCTGAATTCATGGAACGTGTTCGAAAAGAGAAACATCGTTTGGATATTCGACCCGGAGCGCATATCCATGATGCTCAATACTACCTGATTCGGGATGACATGGAGACTCTTCTCTATGTGAACAAACATTTGCCAGAAGCTGTTCGTTGGCAAGATGATCCTGAGATTGAAAACGAACACATCAAAATGTCCGGTCAATTGGAGATCTATTATCCAAACTGGAACCATGGATTGGATCTTCCAAACGACATCCCCGAAGCGGAGGTCATTGAGATGATCAAAGACCACAACAAGAAACTACGCGAGAAGGGCGTGTTATGACCCCAAGAACATGTAAAGGCTTTTCTGTCTGGCTGTACAACCTGACCCACCAAGTCAAATGGGGACGTCAGAACACCCGAACCCCTTTCCAACTCTGGCTGGAGAAAAGGGAAGCTCGAAAGAAAATGAGCAAAGGTTTCGCATCCATAAAATACACTAACCCCCATGGTGTTTTGGTAGGTTATTGTGTGGAAGCAGAAACCCAAAACCAAGCAAACAAGGAGTTGCTTCAACATTTGCCACAAATGATTGAAGAAATGAACAAAATCAAAAACTCCAACACAAAGGACTAGACGATGAAAATCACCAATGACCATAAGATCGACTTGCCCTTGGCAGTTTGGTTGCTTCAAGACGGATACAACTCTGGGGCAAACAAAAACCCCAACCCTAATCTTGAGCTTCTCTCTGTAACCACTTTGTTGAAGCCAACCCGTCAGCTGATCCTGCAACGCAAAGTCCCGATGGAAGATCGTGAAATGGACCTTGCTGATATGATCGCTTCTCGTATGGGGCATTCCATTCACGATGGGATTGAACGTGCTTGGACTGAAGGGGATGTAGGCAAAGCCCTGAAACAAATGCACTACCCTCAAAAGATCATCGACCGTATTCGGATTAACCCAAACCCGAAAACACTTCTCAAAGATCACATCCCGATCTACCTCGAAAAACGAGGTTTCCGTGAAGTTGGGGGCATTATGCTCACCGGTCAGTTGGACTTTGCAATCAACGGTTCATACCGGGACTTTAAGTCCACTTCGACATTCTCTTTCACTTCTGGTTCAAAAGACGAGGATTATCGTCTTCAGGGGTCCATGTACCGCTACATCATGCCTGAGTACATCTGGCGGGATGAAATGCGTATCGAGTTCATCTTTACCGACTGGCAACGGTTCATGGCGAAACAGAATCCGAACTACCCTCAGACGAAGGTAGCTCATAAGGACTTTGTTCTTCTTAATTTGAAAGAGACCGAGGAGTGGATTCAGGAGAAACTCCAAGACATCCGAAAGAATGCAGGCAAAAACCAAGACAGAATGGTTCGCTGTTCTGACAAGGAGCTGTGGCGTTCTGATGATGCTTGGAAATACTACAGCAACCCTGAAACAGCCAAAAAAGGTGGACGTTGTACCAAACGCTTTGACAACGAGAGTGATGCACAATTGCATCTTTCGTCCAAAGGCAAAGGCACAGTAGTGAAGGAACCCGGAACCCCGAAGGCATGTGCGTACTGTCCTGCTTTCTTGGTTTGTGAACAACGGAAGGAATACTTCCAAGACAACGGAGAACCCATCTAATGACTGCCAACTTTTATGACCTGAAGGTGATTGATAAAACATCTCATCACCCAGCAATGGTCGAATTGGTGGATCTGCTCTGTCACCGGACAGGCAACGTCAACCGAGACTTTTTTCAAGCTGAGGTAGCTTATTTCCTTGGCTTGATCCCTTCTTCCATGCGGGCAACAATCATTAGCCCTGAACGTGGTAACATCCCCGTCAACATCTACTCTATCGCTTTGGCGACATCTGGCTTTGGTAAAGGCCATTCGGTGTCCCTGATGGAAGATGTGGTTGGTGGTTTTCGTGAGAACTTCATGGGAACAACATTCCCTGAAATCGCAGAAGCCTCCATCTTTGACATGGCAGTAGATATTGCTGCATCGAAAGGCGGGGATGAAGATAAAGAGCGAGAGGCGCTTACCAGCGACTATAAGAAGCAAGGTCATGCTCCTTTCCTCTTTGATAGTGGTACAGGCCCAGCAGTCAAACAGCTTCGCTACAAGCTGCTGCTGGCCCGCTGTGGTGCTATCAATTTCCAGATGGACGAGATCGGTTCAAACCTCCAAGGCAACGCAGAGGTAATCAATGTTCTTCTGGAACTCTACGACCTTGGTAAGGTCAAAACCAAACTGGTAAAAAATACCCCGGATAATGAACGGGGTATGGACATCGTTGGGACCACCCCTTCGAATGCTCTTATGTTTGGTACTACCTCAAAGCTCTTCGACGGGGCCAAGACTGAGGAGGAATTCTATTCCTTCTTGGAGACTGGGTATGCTCGTCGTTGCTTCTTTGGCATGGGACAACCGGAGAGTGCTTCTCCCACAGTTAAACCCGAAGACGTGTACAATGGCTTGGTTTCTAAAAACCAATCAGCAGCCTTGACCCGCTGGAGAACCAATCTGACAAAGTTTGCGGATCCCCGCTACTACAATCAGAAACTCTCCATGCCAAAAGAAGTAGGTGTCGAATTGGTCGCATATCGTCTTCAATGCGAAGCGATGGCCAATGAACTGCCAGAGCATGAGGTAATTAGGAAGGCAGAACTCTCTCACCGCTACTTCAAGGCTTTGAAGTTGGCAGGGGTGTATGCCTTTCTCGACGAGTCATCGGACATTACGATGACAAACCTTCGTCAGGCCATCAAAGTGGCTGAAGAAAGTGGAGAAAGTTTCCAAATCCTGCTGAAACGGGAACGAAACTTTGTTCGTCTTGCCAAATACATCTCGGCTGTGCCGTCTGAATTGACACATGCTGATCTGGTGGAAGATCTTCCCTTCTACCCGTCCAGTACCACAGCACGCCGGGAAATGATGGATCTGGCTATGGCATGGGGCGTTAGCAATAACGTAGTTATCACCAAGAATGTGGTGAGCAGTGTGGAGTTCTTCTCTGGTTCTACTCTGCAGGAGACCGATCTTAACAGTCTGACTTTCAGTTTGTCGGATCATTTCGCCTATGACTACGATGCTATGGCCCAACCTCTCGATAAGCTTCCAAAACTATTGGCTGCACCCGGTATGCACTGGACAAACCATAGGTTCAAAGACAATCACCGGACTGAGGACAAAGCTATCGAGGGGTTCAACATGCTTGTGGTAGATGTTGATGGTGGTATTCGTCTAGAGGCAGTGCATGAGCTGCTAAAAGACTTTACCTTCATCACAGCCACAACCAAACGGCACACCGATGAACAGCACCGGTTCCGGCTTATCATGCCTACGAACTATGTGCTTAATCTGGACAAAGAAGACTATCGTGAATTCATGAATGCCTTTCTTCTTTGGCTTCCTTTCGAAAGTGACCCCGGTGCAAACCAAAGGTCTAAGAAATGGATGACCAACGAGAATGCTGTTGTCCATGTCAATCGCGGTCCACAGATTGTGGATGTTCTGCCTTTCATCCCGAAAACCAAGCAGAACAGTGAATATATGACAGGTGTTGCCGACCTTGGTAATTTGGATCACCTTGAACGGTGGTTCCTCAACATCATGGAAGTGGGTAGTAGGAATAACAACCTGCTGAACTTTGCCATGATGTTGAAGGACGCTGGTATGGGATACAATGAACTTGAAAGCAGGGTCATGGATCTTAACAAGCGTTCTCCTTCACCCCTGAAAGCAGACGAAGTGCAGTCTACTGTGCTGAAATCTGTAGCATCCAAATACTGAGGATATGATGACTGAAAACCCAAAAAGCATCATGATCTGTGGGGAAAGCGGACACGGAAAATCCGCTTCCCTCATGGGTATCGCAGGACGGAAAGACGTTCTGTATTTCAACTGTGAGAGTGGTAAACCTTTGCCCTTCCGCAACAACTTCAAACGGAAGACGATCACTGATCCAACTGACATCATGGATTACCTTGAGCAGCTGGAACAGATGGATCAAGAGGGAACGAATCCCTTCAAAATTGTGGTAATCGACACCGCTACCTTCATGATGGACATGTATGAACGTGTCCATGTTCATGGTGCGGCCAACACCCAAAAAGCTTGGGGGAATTACGGTACGTTCTTCCCCGAACTGATGGATCAAACGGCCAAGGTAAACTGCTTCTTCGTGTTCTTGGCTCACCTTGATAGTTGGTTGGACGAAGACGAAGGCATCATGAAATACAGCGCCCCTGTGAAAGGTGCCATGGCCAAAAAAGGTCTGGAAAGCCGATTCACTACAGTCTTGTATGTCAAGAAGATGCGTACCAAGGACATCCTCAAAGGTGTTGACGCAGGCAAGAACAAACTGCTGCACATCACTCCTAAAGAGGAAGCCAAAGGCTACAAGCACGTCTTCCTTACCGATAGCGATAAAACTACCATTGGTGGTCGTATTCGCTCCCCTCTGGGCATGTGGTCTGATGACGAACTGTACATCGACAACAATGTCCTTCCTGTTCTTGAACGCTTGCACGAGTATTACGCCGAGCAAGAAGACGAGTAACAACCTTCTCTTTTTTGGTTCCTGACCAAGGAAACACAAGATCAAGAAAAAAGACCAACCCACAAACTGAGGAAAACTTCATGGGTAACATTTTCGCAAACAAAAAAGCCGTCAAAGATGAAAAGGTCGAGGACGATTTCATCGGCGGTGGTGGTGTTCTGGATACTGACATCTATCCCGGCACCATCAAATATGCCTACATCGGCAAAGCTCCGAAATCGGAAGCCCGCAACTGCACTCTGTGTGTTGTGGTGAATGGCAAAGAAGTCACCCGTCAGGTCTGGATGACCAACAAAGCAGGTGATGTGACCTACACCAAAGACGGTGAAACCCACAACCTGCCGGGCTACAACCAGATCAACTCGCTGGCAATGATGCTGCTGTCGAAGGAAATCGGTGACTGTGAGGTCGAAGAAAAGACCCTGAAGCTGTATGACTTCGATGCTCGCAAAGAAGTTCCGCAGGCAGTTGAATGCTTCGTCGAACTCCATGGCAAGGATCTGCAAGTCGCAATCCAGCGTCAAACAATCGACAAGACCGAGAAGAATGACAGCACTGGTGATTATGAACCGACCGGGGAAACCCGTGACGTGAACGAATTCATCAAGTTCTTCCCGGAAGACAAACTGGCTACCCTGTCGGAAATCGCTGAGTTCATCAAAGGTCTGGGCGGTACGTTCGATGACGTGATGAGCGACGGTGATCTGCAGAAAGCCATCGACAACATGCCCGATGAACCGGGCGCCTATGCCACCAAATGGCTGGAAAAGAACCGTGGTCAGACCTATGACCGTTCGACCGGCAAGAAAGAAGGCAAGTCCTTCGGTGGTTCGAAAAGCAGCGATGGTGGTAGCAAATCCAGCGGTGCAAAGAAGTCGTTGTTCGACGACTGATTCTGAGTGATCAGTCTTGAAGACGTAGGTTTTGAGCCTTGTGGGGAGTCCGTACAAATCGAACTCCCCACTTTTGTGGAAGTTACGAAAACCAAACGGAAATCGTGCAACCTCAATGAGTATCGAAACCTACACCACCACTTGCTGAACAAGCAGAAGATCAACTTCAAAGCCAAGGTCAAGAAGGCCATCGAGGCACTTAATCCCATGGATACAATTGCCATTCATTATACCATCTACGCACAACGTAATGGTCGGATGGATACCATGAATGTTGGCTCTGTAATTGATAAGTATTTCTCAGATGCTTTGGTGGAACTGAATAAACTAAGGGATGATGACTATACGAATATCGTATGGATCTCCTTCTCTTTTGGTGGTGTGTCAAAGGGAAACCCCCATGCCATCGCAACAATAACCCCTGTGAGAAAGAAAGCTGATATGCGTATTCTTCTTGAACAGACGGAAGTCATTGAGGCCCTTCTGGCTGAACTGACCGAAGATCAGATGCAGGTTGCTATTGGCAACTACGTCCGTAACACCATCGGTCTGGAACCCAAGGACATCGTTATCTCCAATGATGACGAACTCTCCGTCGAAATCTTTGCTGGTCCTTCGACTGGCTCTGCCCCGGTACAGAAAACCAAGGCAAAACCGAAGACTACCCGTACACGTAAGCCGAAACCTACACCGGAGAAAGAACCGGAGGATAAGGCTGATGTGGATGGATCTTCTGAAACTGGCAGCGATGACAGTGGTAAAGGAACTGGCGGAGGAGCAGATACAGACGCTCCGGCAGAACAAACCGAAGCCCCCGTCAAAGCCAAGAAATCGGCACTCTTCGACAATGATGAAGAGACCGCAACCAAAACTGATACCACCGAAAAAAGCTCCAAAGGTGGTGCAGCAAAAAACCTTTTCACGGACGAGGAAAACCAATCCTCCAGTGATCAGTCCGAAGAAGGTACTGGTGACGCGAAAGCCGATTCAGTGAAGACCGACAAAGCGTCGATCTTCGATGTTTGATCAGATCAAAGGGCTACTGGTGGTGATCGCACTGGTAGCTGCCTTTTTCGCTATTCTCTTCCTTGGTTCCATTATCGTAATGGTGATTATTGGGTTGCTGGCTTTCGCTGGAGTCCTTTTCGTCATTTGGTTCTTTTGGCAGATGGCGGTGGAGGAGATCCGATCACACAAACGGGAGAAGCGGTAACGCTTCTCCTACTCTGAATTTTGATGAGCTGTGGCGCACTGTGAACCCGAAGTTGACCTCCGTACAAGGTAGTTAGGGTTGCATCAGTACCGGAAAATCGCTTGTGAGGTTGCAAACTCATAAGTAAGAGTTCCCAAAGCTGAGCTTAGCGCGGTATACGCGGAGTATGCAGGTAGCCCAATGTGGGCCAGCTCATTCAAACTCAGAGACCCCCTTTCGAGGGGAAGCAGGGCGGTAGAGGACATTCCTTCCGTTGGTTCTCCCGTCCTGCTGGGAATTGTGGACCATGTGTAGTGATCATGAAAAGCAATGCTGACGCAGGGCAGTATCACAGCCTGCAAGCGGCGACATGGGTGCTTTGAACCGATGCGAACCGGAAGCTACTCCCGAAGGCTCACGACCTTTAAGAGCAAAGGGATCACGGGGAGGGGTAATAGGCCATACCCTCCCCGCCCGATCCACAGAAAATCCAACATAACTGATGAGACTTTATGAGTCGAAACGAGAAATCGTCTTATGTGTTTATGCCGTAGAATAGGTCTTCTGTGGTATTTTGACAGCTATCGAAGGTGAACATTCAGGGTTGCTCCTGACGCCATAGAGGCACAAAGCCATGAGTAAAGGGTGGACTCCTTGTAGTATCCTCATGGAAGGTTTTGTCCAAAGCCAAAGATGGGAACAGAGAGTTGGTTGCTCTTCTTTCTCTGTTCCCATCAGATCCTTACTTGTTGGCCCAATCTGCAGCGTTAACCCACGGGTTTAGTTCAGGTGCTCCGAACAACATCTCATAACCCATGGAATAACCCAGCTTGTCATCAGCAATGACCGAGAAGATGTTGTCCTGAATTGGGCTATCTTCTGTCAGACCACCTGTCACAAATGCCCGTACCGGGTTCTCCCGAAGATGTTGCATAGCAATCTTAGCGATACGCAGTTTGAATGCGAAGAACCAAGTACCTCCAACACCTTCCAGATAGGAACGTGTACGACCCGGCAGAACAGAGAAATTAACAAACTCTTCGTTCATTTTAGCAATAGCCGTATCGTGATCAAAGCCTTTAGCAATCAAGTGATCATAGTAGATCGCTTTTGCAAGGAAGTCTCCGTACTGAACAGCACGGTTTAGTCCTTTGTAAAGAGCAGTGGACTTCCCTACCAAACCATACTGAACAACAGTATTTACCTTAGCAGGCAAAATACGTTCAGCAGTCTGTTCAACCCAATCTCCCAAATTTCCAGATGTCAGTTCGACATCCAAATCTGTCAGACCTTCAGACAAGTTCTTGTATGCACCTGCCTCAATCAGAGGAGCAATGGACATACGTGCATTCAGGTCATCCAGAGACTGGATACGTTGTTCTAATACCTTGGCACGATTAGAACCCACACCTGCAAGACGTACACGAGCCTCCAGTTCAATCTTCTCTTTGACGTTCTGGTTATACTTCTCAACCTCTGCCAGCTTCTCACGGAAACCTTTGTACACCTGTTTGGTGGGTACCCCACGAGTGGTCAGCTGGATCACGTTTGCCTTCAGGTTCATCATAGGAACGACCATAGACCGAACCACGATAATATCCTTAGCAGACGAGATGAGCTGCTGTGCTCCTGTCTCAAAGCTCCCAACTACCTTCAGGGCCTTATCTCCAAAGAACATCGTTGTAACGCCTGTGACCGTGTTCTGGACGCTCTTAGGCAGTCGTGTCTTGCCAGACCACATGTCCACCACAGAAGCTTCACGATAACCCAGAGCAAGGTTGATATGGTCTTTCCGTACCCAGAATTGTTCACCAAATTGGGAAGCAATGTAGTTCTTGGTTTGGATAGGGATTACCCGGTAAGTCTCCTTATAGATCTCATCTTTCAGATCAGGATCAGCAATGTTGATAAACTGATTATCCGTACCCGGTTCCCGGTTATCGTAGATAGATTTCAGCTCATCAACCACAGCCTTATTGTATTCCTTTGCTGCAGTTTCTTCGACCTGACGGCCAGCCCACGAACCAAGCATAAGAGCAAGGTTCTCATCAGGCTCCATGATACGGTCCAGAATATCCGGGTTAATAGCACGTTCAAAAGCTTCCACTTCCCCGTTCTCATCAAAGATCGGAGTCAGAGTTTCTTTGGCTTTTACCTCATCCGCTTCCACATCTTTAAGGATTTGATCCTTGGCTTCGCCAGTGATGATCCCAGAAGTGGTACCGTTAACCGTAAGGCCGGTATCCACATCAACCCCCCGGTAGGTCAGCTGAGCCTGTTGGATAATCCCCTGAGAATAGTTACCTTGAGTTTTGGCAGTATTCACAAAGTAGGACTTGCTAAAGATCGAAGCATCTTCAGCAGTTGCCGGAGCCAGTTCGGTATATCCTTCGGCTTTGAGCTGGTTGGCGTAATCGGTCGGTTTGATTTCAATACGAACATCCTTCTTACCATGGTTCGGGACATACCCTTTGTACCCGTTAAGACGGGCTTTCTCAGAGATGTCCTTTGCATCTTCCTGAGCATTCAGGTGCTGCATATATGCCACAAGATTGGCAACTGCTTTAGGTTCGTTCTGGTACATCTCCACAGTCTGTTCCCGCATATCCGGGTCCATGTCTCGCAGAGCATACAGAGAAACCAACTGATCAATGGTCCCGATCATGTGGGGTTTAGGATCACCATCCACCATCTGATCAATAGCATACGCATTCCGCAGCAAGTTATGGCCTGCACCCTGACCATTCATGTAGGCTGCCAGTTGTTCTGCTTTATCCAGAACATCCTGAGCCACGTAAGGCAGATACTCATCACGAATATCCTGTTCCAGACGTGCGATTTCCTTGTTGCGAATACCTTTCTCGGAAACAAAACGGAAAACCTTGTTCAGAGAACCAAGAGAAGTAAGTGCCTGAATATCTGTTTTTGCCAGAGTATTGAACATCGACTTCCACTGGGACGCATCCGGGTGAGTGGTAAACCCATTCTGCAGAATAACCGGAAGATCTTCCCGGAATGCCTGACGAGCAGCAGATACAGCATGGTTGGTTTTATCGAGAAGAGCCACAAGGTTCTTATTCGAAGCATCCGTACCCACAACCTCAGATACCAGTTCCCGTACCGGAGTAAGAATTCCTTCCAAAGGAATTCCCGAGTGGGTCAGAGCTTTAGCCCCTTCAGCAGTAATTGCAGCACGGTCACTGTCCAACAGGTTAGCAGCCAAAGAAACAGTATTCCCCAAACCTTTAGTAAGTTTGTGGTGCTCGCTTTCCTGAAGCTGTTGGTTCTGATCAGACACGAAACCAGCCAGAGAAGAGAAGGCATCTTTCATTGTGGTATCTGCAATATCCAACCCACGACCAATAGTCTGAAGACCGGTGAACTCTTTCTGAAGGTCCATCCGAACAATAGAGTAGTCCAGAGCATCCAGAACCTCTTTGGAAGACTTACCTGCAGTGTCGATAGATCCTGTTACTTTACGCATCAGGAAGGACACAGCCTGAGTCAGCCTACCGTTGAGATCTTGGGTGTGTGCCTGTTCAGGCATGGTTTCCAATTGATCCAAAGCATTACGGAAGGTTTTGGAAGTTTGGGAGAGCGCAAGAAGCACAGCAACTGCATCAGAAATTCCTTCTTTGTTTTTGGTTTTACCCATCAGATCCATGACTACAGAGAACTTCTCCTGAGCCTGACGACCCTTGCCAAAGCTTTCAGGGGTGAGGTTCTCTACCACATATTCATGCGTCTTCTGGAGAACCAGAAGAGAAGCACTATCCAGTTTCATTTCCGTAGCCATCATCATGTGAGTAGCCAAGAAAATCTGTTGCTGCTCCGTAGTCATCGGGAAACCATTACGGTTCAGGTCGTCCATAGTTTTAAAAGCAGCATTGCTATAAGCAGGCAGCTTTTCACGCTGTACGAACGCATCAGTTTCATGGGATACTGCCAGAAGGTCACGAACCATCTGAACCCAATGATTGGTGTTGTTCGATGCCGGGGGGGTGATTTCTCCATCTGAATTGTCACCACCATTGTTGTTGCCGTTGTCCGAGGGGACTTCGTTGAGCACTTTGGTGTTGAAGACAAGATTGTCAAAGATGTTCTGAGGAACACCCCCCATAACCCGACGCATCAAAGCCACCACAGACTTAACAATACCCACAAGAGTACGTGTTTTCGTTTCTTTCAGTGTCTTGATAAGATCTTTGTTGGTCAGGCCCCAAGCCATAAACTCATTCAGAGCAGCAGCTTTTGCAAATGTTGTTTCCTGTGTCTGATGCTGCAGGATCGCTGCACGAGCAGAATTGGCCCCTGCATTATCTACAGCCAATTCCATAAACTCATCCATCAGCTTCTCAATACGAGAAACGGCATCATTCTTCTTGCCGCTATAATGAGCAAGCACAGTTTGGAAAGTGGCTGCATGGATCAGTTCATGAACCAAAGTCTCTGGATCCTTGGAAGTTGAGAAGATCACATTGTTGGCCACATCATAGTTGCCCTTACCTTCAAGGAATTGACCATCATCCGGGAAATTCTCCTGACGGTATTCATTGATCTGATCTACATCACCAATAATGATCTGAAGACCTGTAGGCAGCTTATCCTGAATAGCTTTGATCGACTGCTTCAGAGGACCAGACGCATCTTTCAGAAGAGCAGACAAGGTAGCTTCCCCAGTGGAGATAACCAGTTCAGAAGGTTGTTCTTCCGTTTTGGTTTCTTCCACTTGGTTCAGTTCCTGATGGATCAGCCGGTTAATCTCAGAACGAGTCAGTTTACCCCCTTCACGGGTAAAGCCCTCAGACGAACCTCCCATCTGATCAACAGTCAGTCCAATACGTTTGAAGACCGCTTTACGTGCTTTGTTCTGGCGGTGACGTTCTTCCAGATCAGCCATAAGGGCCTTTGCATCCTGGGCAGTTACAGAGCTGTTCTTGGACTTGCCTTGAACGTTGGTAAATGCCTGTGCCACCAGAGGATCATTACCTACATGGTTCAGGAAAGACTGGAAGTTTGTAACTGCCGAACCAAGAACATCACGATCCCAAGAGGCCAGAACCTGTTGGTTTACATGTTGGGCGTATTCCTTAACTTTGTTAACCGGAACGTCGATACCATCAAAGATAGGCAGCGTGTCACCCATGGCACCTTGAGAACCGTAAACAAGGTTCATCATCATGGCATCCCCTGTACCAATAACAGAGAACGGAATTGCCTTCACACCTGCTTCACCCGGAGCAGGAAGTGAAGACTTCTGACGAAGCTTCTCATTCATGTTGGAGGACAGAGTGTACGGAGACTGTTGGTTATCAAAACCAGCAATAGCAAGAGTCTGTTCATCCGATGCAAAAACCGGAGCCAGAACCGAAACCTCTTTGACCACAGAGTCGTAATCACGCTTGCTCAAATTGGTAACGATTGCTTTGCCTTTCTTGTTCCGACGAACCTTCCCTTCTTTAGCACGTTGTTCTACCAGCTCTTCCAGCTTGGTTTGGAACACGAGACTCATGTACTCAGTCTGAACGTTAGAGGTGAAAACCAAGACATCATTCAGTTGAGCGATCTTATCACCCAGAACTTCTTTGGCTGCATCAGACAAAACCTGACCCAGAGTCTGAGAGATATTCTTACGGAATTCTTCCACAATGTGGGGTTGGAAGGTGAAACGACCATCTTCCAGATCAGCAGGAAGCTGTCCTCCGAACAGGATTTCAATGTCCTGTTCAAAATGAGGATAACCAAAAAACTCAGCCCGATCAGCACCTTCTGGCAAAGATGCAATTTTGGAATAAAATTCTTTGATCATATCGTCTGCAACCCCTTCACCAACACCTTTGACCCCAGAACCGTAGTTCACTTTGGTCATCGGGTTTTTAGCAGTGTTACGGGTCATTTCGACTTTACCATCTTCATTCATGGTAAAGTTACCAAACACAGCAGCAAACCGTGCAGCGGCATACATACGCTGTTTATCCGCCTCTTTCCCTTCACGGGCCAGTTTAGCCATAAGACGTTCACCAGCACGAGAAACAGTCTCATACAGGTCAGTATTACCAGAAGAGAAGAACTCGTTCACAGAACCAAAAGAGGAACCAAGGAAGAAACCGATACGGTTGAAGTTATCAAAATCAGCCTGAGTGATTTCACCTTGTCCGAAGTTTACCATCATGTTGGCTGCACCATTGGTCAGACCATCCAGTTCAAAAGACAGGGAAGTACGGAATTCTTCCTTACCGTTCTCTTTGGCAAACTCCATCTCAGCTACAGCATGGATTGCAGCAAGCTGCTGCATCTCAATCTGGCCAGTCTCTTCAACGAGAGCTGCACCATCCATTTCTCCACCCCGGAGCCACTCTTTCACCATATCCACAGCACCTCGGTACTTGCCAAAGAACTGGTCTTGAACCGAAGCAAGAATATCGCTGTGATTTTTCTTCTCAACTTTGAACATGTCAGAAGCTTGAGCAACACCCAGCCAGAAACCATCCAAATCATTCATAGATACGGTGGACCAAGTGGGAGTAACCAGAGCACGAAGAACTTTGTTGGACTGAGGGTTCACACCTTTGAACTGGTGACGACCAACACGAGTGATCCCTACCGGGTAGTAAACCGGAGTATCTTCTTCAATCAGGTTAATAACATCCTGAGCATCCCGAATGTCTTTCTGGATCGAACGGTTCTTACCTTCCACAGAGATCAACAGGGATTGGTTGGTACCCTCCGAGACCTCTTGGTAGCCTAGCATATCTTCCAGAGCCTCACCACCCATTGCTTCGACCAGAGCGATACGCCCATGGTCAGCATAGTGAGGAGTGTCCTGCATCTTCTTAAGAGCAGTACGTTCCAGTTTGGACAGAGCCACATCAGAGCGGTTCTGTGTATGGGATACGGTATGGATTTTCTCTCCAACCGAAGGTTTCTCACCCCGATCACCGGTCAGAAGTTCACGAGCAGTGGTAATCGTATCTTTGGTTGAGCTGTCCTTAATCTGTTGCTGGATCTTCTCCAGACCTTTCACGTTGATCGTGTTAGTGGTTGTAGGGTTGCCTTCAGCATCTTTGGTTTTCAGAGTAACCACTTCAATCAGATCAGTATTGTCAGCAATGGTAGATACCATCTCTTTGACAACACCTTCAATGATACCTCGGGATTGTTCCAGAGGAGCATCCACATTCACACGAGCACCAATGAAGTCCATGGCAGAGCGGGCAATTTGCTCCATAGCCTGTGCAGGAGGAACACCATACAAGATGTCCTCAAGGTTCTCTTGGTTCACGTCGTTCTCAGACAGACCCAGAGTCTCAAGGGTCTCGTCAATACGAGAAGGGTCGGTAGCTGTGACAGTGGTAAGCCAATCTACAACTGCCAGACCAACCATCTCGACCATATCCTGATCATATTGACCGTCTTCATTCACCATAGCGGTGTTACGGAATTTCATCAGAGCAGTGAGGTTGTCACCATCTGCCAGAGCCTCTGTCACAGTCCGCTTGTCCTTGGAACTGATAGTTACCTGAGTCAGACGACGGTTCATACGTGTGATAACCGGCTTCAACAGTTTCTGTGCAAAATTCGTGTAGGCTTGGGAAACGTTCCCGTTCTCAGCAACCACATCCATAAACTGTGACATATTTGTCACATCTTGGGTTGTCAGGATGTATGTTTCCGAGAAGGCTTCCGTTGGGCCAGAGACTCCCTGATCTGTTTCAATTCTTTCCTGCGTCTCTGCCTCTTTAGATCCTGCCACGCTATCATCCCGATCCCCAGTGCCATCACCAGTATCGTCATCAGCCCCGTGAGTATCAGAATCTTTAGCATCACTTGCCTCCTCTTGCTCGGCCACTTCTGTCGCTGGCGCGTCAGAAGCATCCTCGACAATCGTTGTGTCGTCGGTGGTCAGGGTAACAATCTCAGGGATTGTCATACCCTCAAACAGCTCAGGGAAGCTTTCCTGAACCAACGAAAGAACTTCAGTGGTCATCCGTGCATCATTAGCCACAGTCTCTGCAAAGGCCACAGATTTCGGGCTACCAGAGTGATAGGCCATCGGAGCTGCATTACCAGTTGCACCGGGCTGGATGAACTTCACACCACCTGCAAGGCTTACGAAAGGAATGGACGGACCTTTGCCATTACGGTTCTGTTCCTTGGATGCCTTCAGAGCACCTACTTTGTTATTCATATGGATAGCAAAGTTGACGAACTGTTTAGCCAAAGACTGAGCAGGGATTGCCACACCATCTGCACCAACAAACGTTCCATCAGGGGATTGTGCAGCAGTGAAGATGTCGGCAGCAAAGTCATTCACCGAACGAAGGTTTTTGCCTACGGCATCTCTGAAACCAGAGATAGCAATGGAGCGGCTGGTTTCATCAATGGTCAGAGCAGCAGGCAATTTCGAAGGGTTAGCCTGATAAGCGGGCTTCTTCGACAAAGCAATGCGTTCACGACTGGAAATTTCAACCTGTTCTTCGACGTGGGTACCAATAGCCAGAGCAATCTTCTGTGCCTGACCAAGGATGCGAACATCTTCAGCAGACAGATCAGAAGGAGCCTGTTCAAGGATCTTCCCTACAAATTCAGGGTTAACGTTTGTGGGATTGGTTTTGGCAACCTGTACAGCAGCAGATACCGAGTTCTCATTGACCTCAGTTTCAACAGTCTGGAGTTCGTTCAGGTCAACCTTACGAGCAGCCTTCATGACCTTCTGAACATCAGGGGACTGAACCAAGGAAGCAATCTCACGCTGAACCTGTTTAGGCATTGTAGGAGCTGCATTGGACAGAGTTTGAAACTGGTTTTCTGCATACAGAGTTTCAGCCGGAGTCAGCTTATTAACCCGGACCTTCCCTTCAGACAGGGTACGAGCAACACCGATAGCATTGGAGATCGGAGAAGCAGTCTCACGAGAGAATTCCCCGAAGACTTTAGGAACCGAAATACCATCAGCCTGAGAAGCCATTTGTTGGAAGGAAGCAGTGTTAGCTTCTTCACTTTCCAATGCTTTCTTGGTTGTGGCAGCCAGACGAGAAGCCTGAATGACCAGTCCTTTGCGTTTCTCTTTACCTTGGGTAGCAAGATCAGACACAGCATTGGTGATAGGGGCAGCAGCTTCAACAACCGGCTGGGCCTTGTCAGCAACGATTTCAGCAGCCTGACGGGTACGTTGAACAACTGGGGTAACAACAGGAGCAGCTTTCTCTACAACCGCTTCTACGGCTTTAGCACCGGTGCTGATTGCTTGTCCTGTAGCTTTTGCAGTTGTGGCAGCCCCTTCACGAACAAGAGGACTTTTTGCAGCTTCTACAGCTTGTTTGGTTACAGCACCTGCAACAGAGGCAGCAGCTTTAGGGGAAGTAGTAACCCCTGCCATACCAACACCACCGATAGCACCTGTGGCCAACTCCTCACCCACACCTTCATGGATGAGACGTTCATCGTCTACGTTATCACGAATAGCAATATTTTGGGTAAGGCCACTGGTACCTCCTTGCAGAGCTTCTTCCACACCTTGGGAGATAACAGAACCCGGACCTGCACCAAGAGGGGAACGTTCAAACTTACCTCCTACCAGACCCAGAGAAGATGAAATGGGAAGTTGACGAATAAACGCCATCTCTGCAGTTGCAGAGGCAAAACTGCGTTGTGCTTCTTCAGGAGAAACACCTTCTTCAATCATTGCACGATACTGAGCAGAACCAGACATCAGTTTGTCATGGGACATTGCCATAACTTCATTGATGGTCTGAGAGTACGTACCAGAGGCTTCAGTGACACCTACACCTGCAGCAGTACCCAAGGTCTGTGCAACCGTATGTGCAGTCTTGTTCGCAGTAACCTTGGCTGTAGCAGCAGTTGCCAGTTTGGACACACCAGAGGCAATCTTAGCCGAAGGGATAAGGGAACCAACACCTTCTGCAATAACGTCACCAGTGATTGCAGCATCATTAAGAATACGACCACCTGCATTTACTGCATCTCGACCAATGGCACGAACAGCAGCTTCAAAAGGATCCATACCTGTTTGTAGATCTTCCTGAAACTCTTCTTGGCTATCCATAGCATCCAGAGCACTTTCAATTGCTTGGAGTCCACGACGTTCCTGAAGTTCAGTAGAGGCAAAGCTTTTGATGCCTTCTACAGCTTCTGCTGTACCTTGAGAGACGGCAATAGAAGCATCCCGAAGACCTGTGTTCTCTTCATCAAAGAACTCGTCTACAGCACCACCAGCTCCCAGAAGCAAGGAAGAGGAACTCCCTACCAAACCAGTAAGACCTGCAGCAGTAGTACCAGCCGTATCACCAGCAACTTGTCCAGAAGAACGCTGCTGTTGACGGATACGATTCACATTGGAAATACTGTCTTGGATACGAAAACGGTTGTTTGCAACGTCTTCGTCATATTTCTGGACCAGCTCACCGTAGGACAGATCCATAAGATCAGAACCAAAACCCTCAGTAGCGAGGCGGTTTCCTCGATCTTCGGCTACAGCAAGGACATCAAGAGCATCCCGGTTTTGAAGGAAATCTTTGATAATATCCCCACCAGAAGCAGGAGAAGGAGCTGCATCTTTTGCAGCTCCTTCAACGGAAGTTCCCGGTACGATTGAGTCAAGATTAAATCCAGCCATATTAAACCATCCTAACGGTTTATCTGGCCCTTGATTAGTTATCTTGAGCGATAAAAGGTGCCAGAAGTATTGCCTTCTCCCTGTTGGACAGGGAAGCGTCTGCATTGATGTGTCGCACAATTTGACGTTCGAGAGCAACCCTTTCTGGAGATCCTTGGGGAGTATCTTGCAAACGAGACAAATACCCAGTGCTTTGTAGATACTGAGTAGCCTCCTGACGAACAACTTCACGAAGTTCAGGAGTGGTTGCTCCTTCAACTTGAAGAGCCTTTGCCAGTCGATTTGCACTCGTAAGCACTTCACCTTTTTTCACAACATCAGCAATGAAGTCTGCACCAGAACGTCGATCAGTGATCGGGTTATCTTGGGCAAAAGACAAAATCTGAGACTGAACACGAGCAATCTCTTGGTTCAGTTCAGGAGAGTTATTCCCCCGTGCCTGACGTGTACGAAGCTGGTTAAGCTGGGTTTCCAGGTTTTCCAGTCTCTTGCGCTGTCGAGTACCGTAATCACGACGTTCTCGATGACGACCAAGAGCCTGTTGGGACATGTTCGCACGAATATACTCTGCAGCACGTTCAGAAGACAGAACATTGGCCCAAGTGTTCACCCCAGAAGGATCAGACTGGTAAGTCTCCCGGAGAGCAACTGCAGCAACTTCAGGGGTAACACCCGTAGCCTGAGCCAGAGAGTTAATCTGGTTTCGGACATCATTCTTATCAATTGCCTCGGAACTAATACCCAGCTGATTAAGCAGAGTCCCTGCAGGATTCTCAACAAAAGCAGGTACTTCATTCAACAGACGTTCCTGAAGAGTAGCCTTGATAGCAGTAGAGGTGTCTTGATTGTAGCCAGACACAGCTCCAGCAATTGCCGGGTCTTCTGCAATAGAAGGAGTAGTTGCCTGAAGCACAGCCTCTGCAGCTTTATTCGAACGATCCAGAGCAGCAAGTTGCTGGTTGGGGGTAAGGTTCGAAACAGCCGAAAGAACGTCCTGACCAACAGCCTGTGTGCTGAGATTATCAGGATCCCGCCCAGCAGAAAGAATAGCAGCAGCTACTTGGTTAGAGGCATCTTGTTTTGCAAGATCATCAATTCGAGCCTGACCAACATTCTGAGCTTTAATCAGAGGAGCCAGTTGAGCCTCAATCTGAGCAGGAGTGAACTGACCACTATCCACAAGTTGTTGACGTACAGCAGCAATTTGATCAGTAGCAGAACCGCCTCCATAACCACGGTAAGCACCGGTGTTTCCTTTGAATGTCTGTCCAGAAGCAGAACCAAAGAAATGATCACCATCAATCTTACGGAAGCTATCATTGCTCCAAGAAGGAACACCAGACACGGCGGGAATGACTGCGTAGTAGTTCAATGCACCACCAGTACGGTCTTGGTAATCCCCACGAAGAATTGCATCAGCAGCGTCCATAGCTTGTTTGCTTGGTTGGAAGGACATATTTTGCCCTTGTTCACCACCTGCATAACCAGTGACAGAGTTCCAAGCAGAAAACTGGCCCGGCTGCATGATTACACCTTCAATAGAGCCATCACCAAACTTACCAGAAGCAGCTCGGTTACGGATCACAGATCCGACATCAAGCATACCTTCGTAACCTTGGTTTCCTGCTTCAGCCTGAAGAGTACGAGCAAGCATAAGACGAGTATCCGCACCCGGATCACCTCGACCGTACTGACGACCAGTAGCAGCAGCTGTAGAAGCAATTCCTGCAACTCCCCGAAGAGCATCACGAGAAGCAATGCTATCGGCATACTTTGCAGCATTCCGGCCTTCTACAGCTTGGGCAATGGCAGTACGTGCTCGTTGTCCTGCAGTGCTGGCCCGAGTACCCTCAATATTGGCACGAGACTGACCATACCCCAGAACAGTGTCCCGGAGATTGAATACACGATCTCGCATACCCTGAGAGATATTACGGCCTTCCAAGGCACCTGAATTAAGAAAGGAAGCAAGTTTGTCTTCACTGTCGATAGAGGCAATCTCTGTCAGCAGTTCGTTATCTGCCTTCTCTTCCTGACCAGTACGATACTGGGCCAGAACATTGTTGGCATTTTCAAAAGCACTGTTGAAGGCTTGGTTTGCATTAGCCAGAATTGCAGAAGTCCCCCGAAGATCGGGGGCAGCAATCTGACGCCATTGTAGACGATTATCAGCCATGTCGATTACCTCTTACAGACGGTTCTTTTCCAGATACTTCTCAGCATCTTGATCAGACCGACCCTCATAAGCGTACCGAGAGCGGATACGATCTTCGAGTGCGGTGTTGTAGGTCTGACGTTGGTTTGCCAGATTGGTTTTGAAAGCCTTTTTCTGAAGGCCCAAAGACTCCCGTGCCAGCTTGTTTTGTTGGAAACTGTTCCAGAGAGAACCAAGGGATTGAATACCTCCAAGGATCATCCCGATGTTATTGGTATTCCAAGAACCGTCTGGACCTCGAAAGAAGTTCCCACCCCCTGCCATAGGAGTAGTAGGGGAGGCAACATTTGCAGCACCTACCCCTACAGGCTGGAAGTTGGCAGGCATAGTGTTTGCCTGTTGTGCAACAGCAGTAGCTTGCATAGGTGCCATAGCTGGTTGCGTAGGGTCGTTAAAATTGTAAGCCATAAGAGCATCCTCTCTTAGTTTTGTGGCAATGTAAGGGCCAGCTCCGTGTAGTCATTTATCATCCGAAAAGTAATATCCACAACTTCAGATCCTGTCATTGTGGTTCTATGGATGAACTCATCCATACTTTCAGGCAGATAAGACCCAGAAATCGGTTGATCGACATCTGTAAGCTCAAGAGGGTTAAACCCAAGATCAGAGCCTCCTTGCAGTTCCGAAAGCATCTTCTGAAGACGTTCAGACTCTCGTTCATATCGTTCTTGGTTATGGATCATCTCATCATTGATTTCAGCAATGTTTGCTTGAGTCCAACCAGAATACCCGTTGGCAAGGGCATTGGTAAACTGAAGGATACCTTGTGCAGAAGTCAGAGAAGACCAATTGAAACCAGCCCCAAAACCTCCAGAGAAACCCATGGTGATTGCAAAGGTTACAATGGAAGAGATCAAAGCACCCCACTTCTCACCAAACAGCTGAGAAGAAACACCACCAATCACCTGAGTCACCACAATAGCTGCAAGAGCGTTTGCTACTGCCCCAGCAACAATTGCTGCAGTACCTGTCAAACCAAGAGAAGCACCTACTGCTACGTTGGCACCAAGAAGACCACCAGCAGAAGAGAATGCACCGGGGTTGATCAGTACAGAGATAGCAACGATTGCAATAACCAGAATGATCTTAAAAAAGCCCCTCTGGTACCACTTAATCTTCTTCACCTGATACGAGTTGATAATCAGGTAAGTGTTTGCTGTCGCCATCTGAGTGCTGTGCTTCAGAGACATAGATCGAATGGTTGGGAAGTGAAGCGGACACAAGAACCCACTTTCATCTTCATCATCAATTGCCTCGTGGGCAGTAATTCGAACTGATTTTCCTTTGTAGATGTAGTTGTTGTAGACGGCCCCATTGACCGTAAGAATGTTGTAGTGGTTATCCTCTACTTGATGAACAATGTAGAAGATCTGGTAGGCTTTAGGATCTTGCCGCAGCTTCATAAGAGCCTGAAGAGGGGTCTCAAACCCTCGTTCAACATCCCAAGAATATGTACCTCCTTTTACAACATGAACCTCGCCCTTCTTAGCCCGAATTTCCGGGGTCTGTCCTTGTGCAGGACGAAGAAGATAGGAACCAGAAACACCAACCTCCTCTGAGATATTGATCCAAGAGATTCGAGTATCGAAAGAAGAGAAGATAGGACTCTGTGTCTTAATCCGAAGAGTAGAAGTCTCCGGCTGAACGATAGTTGGTATTTTAGGTGCAGGAGTACCTCGCAAAGGATGTCGAGTACCTTCCCGATCATTATCCCCCATATTAGCAGCTTCCCATACTTTCAAAGCAGCAAGAGCATCCCTGTATTCTTGGACTTTATCATGGAAGTTCTGCATCTCCAGAGGAGTTGTATTCTGAAACTGCATCAGAGATTTCCAGAACTCATACAGATAAATCCGAGAAGAATTCTCTACCACATTCAAAGGCACACCATACGTCTGATAGACGTAATCCATGTCATCTACTTTGTCGTGGTCATTGATTTCTTCAATGATCTCCATGAACGATTTGTTGTTGGTAGCCTTCCGGTACATCTTCCGGGCTTGGTCATACAGACCACTGTCTTGGAACTTCTGAGCATGGATCGAGGTGTTCTTTAGACGAATAGGAATAACAGGAAAGAACTCTGCAAAAGCAGAGTTATCTACGTCCTCATCAAGAGCATCGAGAACTGCGTTACCGTCCCCAATCTTATAGACGAACTTCTGTTCCCCTCCTTGGATCATACCGACATCAGTGTCTTGGGTATCTTCACGATAGTCCCAACGATCTTCCAACCGCTCACCAGTAACTGTGACAGTAGTGGTACGGATAACTCCGCCCCCAATATCCTCTGTAGTGATCGTCACATCATTTCGATCAGCCACCACATACTTTACTGCCCACAGGTTCAAAATGTTCCGACGATTAGTGTAGGAAGATGTACCTCCATTCAGGGTCTCCAACCACTCTTCTACTTCGTGGTAGACGTCATGAGAGGCATTCTCCACACCATTTACAGTAGTCGAAGAACCAGTGCTCCCATCAGAATAAGCCACATCTGTCTGAGTGGTGATTGCAAGATTGAAGTTATCTGTACGGTCCAATGTAGAAGACACAGAAACGTTCCCTGTCCTATTAGGAAGGGCAGCAGTATAAACATCTTCCACCAGAGTACCCTCAATGACCGGGTAAACAATACTGTCTTCTGAAACCAAGTAGTCAGCAACAACGTAACGGCCATCGGGGTCATAGGTCGTGACAAAAGTATCAGAAGGGTGGGTGGCGTATTCAATAAGGATTGTATCATTGCTGGGATCAAACTCAGCTGTCCAATCCTCGCCCAGACGTTCTGGGTAGTTCTCCATCAACCACTTCTCTGCAAACAATGTAACATCTCCATCCTCCACATAGGAGGTTTGAAGAGATAATGTATGTCCTGCAGGGACTGGGATGAAAGGCTCAACAACCGTAGGATCTACGGACAGTTGGCGGTGAATAGATGCAGTAGGCAGCCCAGCATAATTAGTACGCTGAGCTGCTCTGAAAAGCTGTCGTTGCTGGATACCGGGGCCTTGAAGGTAGTTACGAGCAATAACCTCCCCCAAGTACCCGTCACCAGCAATAACAGAACCATAAAGGTTTGTTTTCAGGAAGTTAGGGCGCTTCTCCACATCCCCTGCCAGATTGTAGACAGAGGATGCCACTTTGACGACTTTCTTAGGTGAGAAAAGGCCCATTTCTTATTCCTTACAGGTTGTTATTGGTTCGGACGCTCTGAAGAACATCATCAATGTTTTGTTGGTTCAGCTGGGAAGGCGGCAGAGTACCTTCATCCATGGTCTTCTGGGTAATCCAACCATCAAGATACATCTTGGCAACCTTGTGGTTAGCATCCTTCACAAAGCTAGCAATCTGCTCATCATACAGCTCTTTCTGTTTACCAACAGAGCCTTCAACCACAGTAGTCCCGTCTGTACGGGTATCCATGGTCTTAGCACGCTCACTTTCAATCTGTTCTTGTGTAAGATCACGTTGACGTTGAGTGACTTCCACCTGAACAGGAAGCAAGTTGTTCAAACTGTATGCCTTGGTTTCAACATCCTTCTGTTTGCTTTCAATGTCAGCTTCCATGTTTGCTTTCTGAATACCAATAACACCTGCAATCGGGGTGATATTATCCGAACGGAATTCAGAAATAGTGTTGGTACGTTCTGTTTCGTACTTCTCACGAACCAAAGCAGCCTCTGCAGGCATTTGGGAACGAAGCTTGTAGTTTTCTTGAGCCAGACGAACAGGAGACAGAGAGTTCAGTTCAAACTCTGCTTGATCTGCTTGAGTCGGAATTACCCGATCTCGGTGAAGAGTCTGAATATCAGCTTCAAGAGGCTGAATAACAGTATTGGTGTACTCTTTCAGAGCTGCTTCTGCAGGCAGAACACGAGTAGCTTGAACCTCATTAATAGCAACCTGAGAAGGCAGCATAGAGTCTCGCTGGTACTGTTGAATAGCAAGTTCAGCAGGAAGAGTATTATCCAACTGGTACTGTTTGTGTTGCTCTTCCAGACGCAGATTACAATGACGTGCGTCTTCGGTTGCCAGACTCATTTTAGAGAGAGCATATTCAGCACCGGCATTACTCATCTCAAAGAAAGTCTTAGCAGTTTCTGCTTTGACCTTCTCCAGTTCAACCATAGTCTGAACAGCTTCAATTTCAGCTTTCCGAGCCTGCATTTGAGTAGCAATAGCTTGCCACTTGGCTTGGTCTTTCTGAAGCACAAACTGAGTAGCATTACCCAATACCGAGGACATGACCTCAGAATAGACTTTTGCGTATTGATCCCCTGTCAGACGATTGTCTTTGAACTCACGTTTCAGGTGCTGATCTACAGCAGCCATCATCTTATCAAATGCCCCGGAACCATCCAACTTAGTGGTAGTTACGTCTTGGACAGTGAGTACCTCTGGAGTCTCATAAAGAGGATTGCCCGTACCTGCATCAAAAGAATAAACCCCCCCAGACAAATCCGGGGAGGTAGGTACGTTCATTCCAGCAGTTAGAGAGGTATACAGAGTATCAGCAATAGATGCTGCGTTACCTTCAACATGTGTGTGGGCCATTCTGATACACCTTTCTATGACCTTTTCTGGATTTTACAACGTAGTGGTTTAGATGTCGATGGACTGGGCAGCAGCCTGACGTTTGCCCATCTCTGCAAGCTCTTCCTGAGTCAGAGGCGGAAGTTCTGTGATCGAGAAACGAGGAGCCATAACGGTACGGTAGGTTTTCACACCAAACTTGTTCCGTTTGTTTTCCTTACGCATCGGGAATTTCCACTGACGCAGTTCCTCAACCAGAATGGCAGGAACATGGTACCCATTTTCGCTTTCCTCCCCGTAAGGGATGAATTTCGAAATCTTGCCTAGATAAGGGTTCACAACAGTGACGATACCGCCGGGGATAGCACTGTCAGCAGGATTCAGGTTGACGATCTGAACACGAACCAGACGAAGATGTTTCAGCTTCATTGCACGACGCAGCAAAGCTTCATCTTTGGTTTGGTTCTGAAGATCGTTGATGTCGATTGCCAGCAGTTCTTCATCAGTCCAGACCTTGGGACCAGTACCACCAACAGACTCTTTGTCTTTCTGAGTGGAAGCCAGAAGAGCAGCCATAGCAGGATCCATAGAATTATTGTTGTCCAGTTCATCATCCGTCGGACCATTATCCGAGAATGCAGGACCATTCGACAGGTCAGGAAGTTGGGTTTTGTTCAGCTCAGCGGTGATATTTTCACGCAGAGTTTTGGCACCGGTATTGCCGGAGAACGAGATATTCAGGAAGGTTGCAACAGCACGGAGACCTTCTTTGTCGTCATCAGCCAGCGAGGCTACATGGTCAAGCAGTTCGTTGTGGGTAAGGGAATTGAGGTCCATAACATGTCCTTTGGTTTCGAGGCTTTCTTTAGCCATTGAAGTTAGGTAGTGGGGTTGCTTTGCCAGAATTAAACCAGCAAAGCAATTAGATTTAGGCTGGGGGTGTACACCATAGCTACAAGTCGCTCTGGGTATTTGCATATTACATGCACAGTTTGCGTAGACCCATTAGAGAAAGGAAATGCACGTCCAACTACGTGTGTAGCAGGGGATGTATTAATAAAGAGAACCAACCTGCTCCTTCTTGGATATAAGAAGTGGTAGTCATATGCTTTACTCCTTTAAGACAAAAAAGGGAGGCCATTACAGCCTCCCTTTTATTCAAATCACAACCTGAATTAGGTTGCAGCCAGCGATTTAGCCACAGCCATACGTTCAGGTCGCAGGCTGATAAAGCCATACCAGAAGCTGATCGACGAGAAGCCCAGCTTACCGTAGGGATCGTTACGGTCAGCATTCTCTTTCGACGGCTTCTTCACAATGATCTTGAACTTCTGTTTGGTGGCTTTACCACCCGAAGCACCCTGCAGACCAATGGTAGCGAACGAGCTATCACCGACAACCAGCATCGGGAACACGTCGAAGTGGCCATTGGTTTCCGAGTAACCGGCGTTGGTCGTAGCATCTGCACCAGCACCTGCCCAGTGCATCATGTTCGGAACAACAACAACCCTCAGGTTGGCAGCCGGGATAGCACCGATTTCACCGTTCAGGATGGTACCTGCATCAGCATACTTCTCAACCGGCACAAAGGCAGCTTTGCCCAGAGTGTCGACCAGTTCAGTAATGCTGAGCTGCAGTTCCGAACCAATGAACATCACACGGCTTGCCGAAATGACACGAGTGTCGGTCATCAGCGAACCTTTGATGATGGTGGTTTTCTTCGGGGTACGGTTGTCATCCAGAGTAATCGACATCCGCTTCAGATCCCGCAGGGTGATGACGTGACGAGCATCAGTTGCACCAGTCATGTCACGATCCTGAGTGGCAGTACCCGGATACACTTTCACACCAGCAGCCGACAGAAGGTCCATCTGCAGCAGGTCTTCGTTGATCTGGTTTGCACCTTCCAGCATCTCACGCGACATATGACCGTACAGCTCGCTGTCGGTATCGAAGGTGAAGCTGTCTTCGGTGAAGTCAGTGAAGAAACCGTATTCAGCAATGGTGCCTTTCAGTTCCAGACGAGTGAAACCAACACGGTTCACACGACCACTTTCTTCCGACAGAGCAGGCATCTTGGCTGCAATGGTACCCACATCTTTGGACGAACCGTAGACGTTTGCGTGACCTTGGTAAGCAGCTGCATAACCTTCACCAGCAGCCACAACAGCATCAGCCAGTGCCTGAGTAGTGAACGAAGTTGCAGTACGGGTCACAACCACTTCATTAGTGTTCTGAACCGAAGCGATACCAGCATCAATTGCGTTGATTGCATCACGCAGAGCAGTTGCAGCACCACCGGTGGACATAACCATCAGAGTCGAACGCAGAACAGCTTGGAACTGAGTCGGACCAAAGGAAACACCGTTGGCGTCGATACCTTGGTCAGAGATGTTGCGATCATCCAGCAGCGGAACATAGAAGTAGACCTTCAGTTCTTTGCCGTAATGCTTGGGCATCTGTTTGACGTCAGCCAGCGGCGAGAAATACATCTCTTCCGAAACTTCGATCAGCGAACGACGGTCCCAGTAGCTTTCATTGAACTGAGGACCGACCGAGGATTTGGGATCAGCAGAGCCGTTACCATAAATTTGTGCCATGGTTTGGCCTTTCTATTTTCTGTTTTGGTTTTACGCCGGAGGGACGAGTTTCATAAAATCTGCGTCCGACATAGCACCGTAGTTGGGAGACTGCACAGCAGGAGCTGCATTGGAGGAGGGGGTCGAAGATAGATGAGGATTGGGCTGCTCCATCTTCGGCTGAGCTGCCTTCCGTGGTCCCTCAGCAATAGGATTGGCCGGTTGAGAAGCAGGTTCAGAAACCTGTGTCTGCATCGGGGCCATTCCCGACTGAGGTTGTGCTTCAACAGGACCAAACACACCAGCCTTTTGCATCGCTTGGCCTACTTGGTTGTAAGCCTGTAGGAAGGGGACTTGGGTCAAGAAACCCTGCGCCCGCTGGTAGTCAAGTTCCGCCACAATCTTACCGTAAACCCCAGACACCTTCTGTTCCATCAGTGACCCGAGAGTATCGGGGTGATCTCGCAGAACTGCCTTCGAAGCATCGTCCCAAGTATCGTGGATGTCATTGATCAGTTCTTTACCCTCGGGGGAACGAATCGTTTCTTCCAGCGCATCTTGAAGATCGTTTGCTTTAGGGTCTCCAGCGTAATTATTTGCCTGATAACCGGTTTCTTTTGAAACATCAAGGTCAAGAGGATCAACACCCTTATCTTTCAGAAGTTTGGTAATTGCAGCTTTATCGCCACGATTCACTTCAATAAGGAAGTTCAGGGTATTCTGATCAGCAATACCATTTTCCTGCATCATACGATGAAGATTACGAAGAGGTTTCAATTCCTGCATACGACGGGAATAGTTGACACCTTGTTGAATAAAACGGACAGCATCTTCAGGAGAGCGGATATGGTAATCCTTGCCATCTGCTTTGATAGGTTCAGCAAATGCCTGATAGAAACCAAGAGCCAAAGCAGACTGTTCCTGAGTCAGTCCTTGGAGAGTGTCTCCACCAGACTTGTTGCCTTCATTCGGTTCAGCTTTTTTGTTCTTGTCTTCTTGTTCCTGTACGCCCTCTTCTGCTTTACGGCCATCCTGCGATGACTGACCAGTGTCTTGTGCAGCGTTCTGGGGAGTTTTATCGGAGGGTTCAGCTTCGAAAGGTGTCCCTTCTGCTGCATTTCCCTCCTGATTTTGCGATTGTTCTCCGCCTTCAGGAGTTGCAGAGGGATCTTCATTTGCCCCATCGGCAACGGTGTCATTTCCGGCATTCTCTGTGGAAATGCTATCCTCACCGCCTGCAAGGTTCTCTTCAGGATTTTCGGAAGGTGTTTGGTTGTTTTCGTCATCTGCTGATGCTCCATCATTCTGCCCCTTCAGGAAGTCTTCTTCCGAGAGGTTCATGAAATCATCATCACTCAGATTGTCGAAGTTCTTATCAACATTGTCGTTCATGTGAGTATTCCTCATTTAAATGAAAAAAGAGAGAGGCTTACGCCTCTCCTGCTTCAGCAGCGAGTGCTTCTTGTCGGGCTTCTTCTAGAGCATTCAGCTCATCTTCAGCCTTACGGCCTTCTTCGAGCTGACCATTCAAGAAAGTACGGAAGTGTGCGATTGCTTTCAGATCTTCGATAGCACCCTCAACAGTACGAGGAGTTGCACGACCCGAAGCAATAAGAGCACCCAGACGAGCAGGTTCTTCAGTCAGATACCGACGCATCACGATTTCTTTGAAATCTTCATTGTGACCCAGACGGACAGCAGATTGAGAATTGGCCACAGCACCTTCAAGATGCTTTTTCTGAGTTTCGTACTCTTCCTGAGAGATGAATACAGATTCATCCTCCCCAGTGCCTTCAAGAGAAGCATTAAACAGATCCATAGGTTCCACCTTTTAGGTTGGTTTCAGTTTATGTTTGGCTTGGTAGCCCCAATTACTGGGGCAACGCAAGTGTTTGTGTTCCAAGAGGTGCCATAGGGGCATCAAATTCCGGCACCATACTGGGATCAGAGAAGCCAGAACCAAGCTTAGGAGTGGTTTCTCGTTCGTCTTTGGCTTCAACCAGAGAGTTAAACCCTACTCCTGCTTGAATGTTCCCAGACGGACTTTCACCAGACAACAGAGCCTTAGTAACTTCCAGATCACGGTTTCCACGAGCCTGAGCACCCATCTTTTCGACTTCACGTTCATGGGTCAA